TTGCTATCAGCAGTTCGCTCGACGCCATCTCAAGGTGACCTGTGGGCTATCCTATTGCTCAACGATCTGGTAAAAAGCGCGTACATTTGTAATTCAGGGAAGAAAAGAATGGCTTTCGATGCGGCAAAATTTTGTGCATCCATTCAAAATGCAAGTAGAAAGATCTCACTGCCAGATTTTTCATCTAAGCTTCGCGAGCTCAATCTACCCTGCTCAAGCTCATGGGCGAGAACTGTCTTGGAGTTGACTGATGCCGCGAACTCATCAGTCACATCGGTAGCGCATCAGACAGCGATGGAACAACTTGTTGCATGGTTTGAAGACTATTTGCGCTATTTCTCTAAAGCTATTGCGGTCTATAATCTTGGAAATATATCTAAAAGCAGAGTTGACGATATAGGGTCATCAATAGCTGGTGGACTATCTCGTATTAAAATAGCGAACACTCATCCGGCTGGAACCTTTCCCGCAGTTGCCGACAGTGTTCAGATGAAAGGATTATCTGGAACCAAGATTTGCCGCTCAATCACAGCCACTAGCTTCGGGATAGAGTTGGTTTTTTCAAGTTTTTCGGAGTATCAGGTTAGAGAGCCTATAGTTTTATCGCAGAATGACCAGCAAGTGCTACCCAAGATATCTACTTATTACAAGCTTATCGGCTTAAAGCGCGTTGTTCACGAACATGTCGATGTTGTTAGGGTTAGTCATAGTCTGATTGAGCCAGGAGTCGGCAGTGTAGAGTTATTGTTAGATGCAACTCGTCCCGGCACATCTGTTCTAAATAATGACGAAGTTCTTTCAAGGGTTAAGTCGTATGTTGATCTTGTAAACGCTTTGGGTGTGGTTCCTGTTACTGGCGTATCTTTGCCTGATGCGATGAACTTTTTTTCAGCTATGGATAAGGTCTACAATTCCAAAGACGGCAACGTATGTGAGCTAGGTTTTTCTACAACCATCGGTGGATCTGTAAAACGGGAGAAGATGAAGCGGAACACTTCTGATCTCAGGACTGAGACCTGGCATGCCGGTGGTCGGCAAGCCATCGCTACCGCGCTGACTCCTGATACAATCGACATTTATAGGCTTAGTGTGAGCTGGAAGATAATGTCGTCAAACGATCAGCCGGTTTTAACTATTCCAGGCAGCTACAGAGGGTCGAGTACTGGCGTGATTCGATATGCCTTTATATTTGGCTGCTCAGAAGTTGGGGCTTTTGATCACGCCTTTTATAGCCTTTTAAAGTTTTCTAAGTGACATGGCTATCATGCTCGACACGGGAGAGGGCGCCGCTATTGTGGCGCAGGCAAGCAATCTGCTTGGAGGGCTTAAAGGTGCGTCTCTGAGTTTTGTTCGTCTGTCAAAAATATTTGAAGTTGAAGATTCAGGTCGGATGGCTGAAATTGCCCACTTTTTGTGCGGTAAAAATGTGCGAATGCTGAAGCATATTTATTATTATATGGATGATGAGCTGGGGATGGAGTTTATAAAGAATGATTTGGTTAAGCACTATATCCATAGTGGCGAGCTTTATCACCCCGTTACAGGTCTGCTCGTGGAAGAGGCCGATATTGAAGATAGGATTGTTATCGAGTTTGGGGTCTTGTGATGATTCCTTTAACTCTTGGTGCGACCAAAGACAAAAACCTGCAGCCGATTTTTAAAACCGTCATACAAGACTCTATCGACTGTTACCCTGACTTTGTGAATGTCATAAATAATCAGATCAGAAATGCAATTCGGTCAATGGTTCGTAGTAGAAATCAGTTTGAAGGTATGGGTGAAGATCAGATAACCTATCACATTATATCCAAGTTTGAAGATTTTGGCTTTAATGCGAGTCATGATAAGCAGGTGGGCGGTCATGTTGATATTACTATTGAATATGATGATTATATATGGCTAGCTGAGGCAAAAAAACATAGCAGTTATTTGACTCTTCAGCGGGGCTGGTATCAATTGACAACCCGCTATATGACTGGTGTGGAACAGGAGGATCACGGGGCGTTTTTAATTTACAACTTTAATAAAGACGCTGCGAACGTTACCCTGGAGTGGCGCCAGTTTTTAATTGATTTTCATCCTGATGTAGAGCTTGGTGCGGTCGAGGGAGGGTTAAATTTTGCTTCTTTGGCGACGCATGAGGGGACAGGACTGAAGATAAAAGTTAACCATTATAATATCCCACTTTATTTTGATCCGAAGGATCGGGCCTAATTATGCTACATCAACCCATCCTGTCCCTCTTCCATCCTTGTAAAGATCCGTCATAGCCGCTGTTCGATGACCTAGTAACTTCTGAGCGTCGCGACCTTCTGCTGCGTGAAGCCGAGCAGCCAAGGAGCGCATCTCATGAAAAGTGGGGGGGCTGTGGCTTAAGACTATTCCCAGCTTTTTTGCGGCTACGTCTCGAGCTTCCGCGAAAGCGGAAGTGAGCGTATCCAGTCTAATTGGCGCCCCCGCTTGCACTTTTGCGAATGTTTTCGGGTGGTGAACGAGATGCTTAGACAATACTTGATCTCTACATGATTTGATGACAGTCGATATGTCAAGGTTAATGGCTTCCAGCCGTAATGCTACGCTCAGACGCAGTCTCGCTCCTGTCTTGGACTGAACTACATGGAGAAATCCATCTCGCTCGTCCTTGAAAAGCATTTCCCTTATGTCATCTCTGCGCTGGCCGGTTAGCAGAGCAAGCTCCATTGCTCTCTTCAGCCATGTTCGGTCAGTCACCTCGTGTATTGCCTGCCACATCTCAAGACTCAAACGTTCCCGTTTGACTTTCACACGTGCAGCCTTAGTCGCATCGACCGGGTTGTTTTCGCACCAGCCTACGGCTATAGCTTCCGCAAACACATCACGTAACAGTGAACGTAGAGCTTTCGACATTGATGGTTTTCCATCTTTTGCAATTCCGCTAAGAAAACTGGCGACATCCATTGTATTTATGGTCGTGATTGGCATAGCACCAAACACGTCATCTAAACGTCGAATCCTGCTTTTAAAACTATGAATGGAGTGCCTGCTTAAATCTTTTTCGGTATAGATGCCGCGATACTCAGCTGTCCATTCCGAGAATAGTCGACTAGGCTTGCGAGGCACTGTATTGATCCGTGCGGCCAAGGTTGGTTTAAGTACCTCGGCATGATTGGCGGTCACAGCCTCCATGATCGCTGCCGCCTTGTCCTTACCGAGGCCGAACATTCTTCCGGTGACCGGGTCACGATACGTATAGTAGGTGTGACCATTACGCTTGTCGGTCTTCCGATACAAGTTAGGGGGGAGGTCTTTTGACCCGGAATTACGCGGCCTTGGAACCATTTCGTGCACTCTCTATTCGGCTTATAAGGCTGCCGCCCGAAATACGGGCGACGAGTTTTTCAGGCTCACTGTATTGCGCCTCAGCTTCGACATAATAGCTGCGGCCATGCTTTACAGGCGCTGGCGCTATTCGGCCTTCGCGAGCCCACTTGCGCAGCGTGTTCAGGCTAGGCGGCGTCCGGAACTGGTCGGCCGCCCACTCGTCTAGGGTAACTTTGCTCATGATATTGCTCCGGGCCGCGGTGGGCGGCGGAAGGGGGTTATAAATAGGCGATCTGGCTGTTGGGGTCGAATGGCTTGCCTTCTGGATCGGGGACCAGCTCAGGTACGTTTTGGCGAATGAACGCGTCGAAACAGACCGGGCAGTAAGTTCGATATCTAGTTGTCAGCTGGCCATGCCCCTTGTAATCGCAGTTGGGACACTTGATCGCGCTGGGGTGGGCGAAAGCCATCGTGATTCCGGCGCCGCTCATTTCTACTTTCATGGGCACGTCTCCGCCCGCCGGTCACCGGCAGGCTCTGTAGGGAAGGGGATATCGGGCAGGTGCTCCTGATCACTGCTATGGTCCACGCAGCCAGCAGGAGCTGGGACGGCACCAAGGAGAGGTCATGGAATGCACCACAACGGCCGATGAGGTTTACGGCCCGCGCAATGCCAGGCTCGGCAGGCGGGCGGTGGACGGCAATATCTGGTCTGAGACAACGATGATTTTCAGAATCATCGATGACCGGGTCTACTCAATGCACGAGCAGTACCTGGGCAGGCTCAAGTACGGCATGGCGATGACTGACAGGGGAGAGCTGATTTTCATGGTGCGGTAGGATCACACCTTTGATTTTAGAGCTGCTGCTGTATTCGCATGCCGGTCCAGCGCACGACTGGCACGGCCTTGCTGTTACCGATCGCTTTGTAGCGCGGGCCGTCCGGACATAGACCCAAGACCCTGCCGCGCCAAGGAATGCGGGTGTAGTCGTCAGGGAATCCCTGCAGGCGTTCACATTCGCGGGGCGTGAGACGGCGCACTGAAGAGCCAGTCTGAATGGGTGGAGTACCCTGGCCACTATGCCGGCCTAGTGCATGAGCCAGCCCGCGCATTACGCAGGGGTACTGAGTGCCGTGAACCACAATCAGGCTGTCAGCGGTATCCACATCAGTGCCAGGAGGCCTGTCGCCGCCAGTTGAGTTCCCACCGGCTCGAAGCGTCGGGCATACATCAACGGCCTGAAGACCTCCAGCCAGATCAAAGTCAGCTCCTAAGCCGCCGCCCTCTTTAGAGCGAGAGCTAAGGGTGCCGGTAACGTCTTGCCGCGATTCTCGGCTCGGCGGATTATCCCGGCGCATGCCTTCGCGCTCAAAAAGTACCGCAGTGGGATCGAAGCCTGCTCGAGCACTTGCGACAAGGAACACACGGCGGCGTCGTTGGGCCAGGCCGAAATATTGGGCGTCCAGGATCCGCCACGCGATTGTTCTTTTGGGTCCATACACACAACCAGCGTCCTGCCACCGTTTCCCTGGAGGCTGCAGCTCGCAGTCTTCCCCAGCAAGCGCGCCAAGAAAGCATCCGAAGGCGTTGCCATTGTCGGAAAGGACACCGGGGACGTTCTCCCAGACGATGATGCTTTCGGGTTGGTTTCGACTGGTTCGAACATGGTCAACTGCATCTGCAAGCTCCACATATTTGATGGTGAGGGCGCCGCGGGGATCAAGCATGCCTTGTCTCATGCCGGCGACACTGAACGCCTGGCACGGCGTTCCGCCTATAAGCACGTCCGGCGCTTTGATCTTGCCAGCCAGCACCAGGGCCCCGAGCCTGGTCATGTCGCCAAGGTTCGGCGTGCGCGGGTAGTGGTGGGCCAGTACGGCGCTGGGGAATGGTTCAATCTCGGCGAACCACACCGGTTCCATACCCAGCGGGTGCCAGGCTGCGGTCGCGGCCTCAATGCCGCTGCACACGCTTCCGTACTGCAGGGGCGGGTATTGCTGGTGAGCGGACATAGTTCATCCTCGCCGGGGTGGCGTGAGTCGTTGAAGTGGGGTATTGGTGTGCTGCCCGACATGAGGTCGGTATTGGAGGAACCGTGGATCTAAAGGACGCTTTAAATTTCGTATCGCTGGGCACCGGACTGTTTTCCGCTTTCTGTTGGGTGCGCGCTGCCTTTGTCAAGGTAAAGCCCCCACCGGAATTCAACGAGGTATCCGACGGTATGTATCACGGTCACATAATCGCCAACGGTGCGGACCTTGTGCCTACCGTCAGAGCTCAGGCGAAATGGAACAGCGCCGCTGCCATATCAGCAGCATTTATGGTGTTGGTTCAGATCGTGGCGAATATGACGTCAGACTGAGCGCAGTCCCGAAACACATCCATTTGCGCCGCACCATCCAGCCAGGCCGCGTCGATGCGAGCGCGGGCCAGTGCCGCGTACTCTGGGTTCAGCTCGCAGATGATCGAGCGTCGACCTTCCTGCATTGAAACCAGCGACGTGGTACCGGCACCGCCGAATGGGTCCAGCACAACGCCACCGCGCGGTGCGCCGGCAAGAATGCATGGCCTGATCAGGTCGGGCGGGAAGGTGGCGAAGTGGGCTTCCTTGAAAGCGTGGGTCGCCACGGTCCAGACGCTGCGCTTGTTGCGCGTGGCTGTGTCGTGGGTACTTTCATCCCGGTCAGGCCGGTGCGTGCCTTTTGACTGACCGGGAATGGCTTGCTCGCGCTTCGAGTCCTCACGCTTGAAGCTGTCCCGCCGCTTCCGTTCAGCACCATCCTTGTGGAAGGCCCCGTGGCCGCCTTCGCCGGTGGACGTGTCCCAGCCGGTAGGCACGGTCACCCGCGGGCGGTTCCGCGAGGCTTTGTCTGTACCGTGACCCCAGCCGACGCCGTTATTCGGCACCGTGTTGCCAGAGCTGGTGCGCTTTCCGCCTTCAGCATTGTCGAAGGTTGAACCGTGCACGTAGGACCCACCGCGGTAACCATTAGCGTTCCCCTTGCCCGTCTGGTTGGCGGGCTCTCTGATCGCGTCGCTGTCGTAGTGGTACCGCCGCGACTTGCTGAGCAGGAACAGGTATTCGTGAGCTTTGGTGCAGCGGTCGCGGGTCGACTCCGGCATCGGGTTTGGCTTGTGCCATATGATGTCCTGCCGGAGATACCAGCCGTCGTCCTGCAGCGCGAAGGCCAGTCGCCAGGGCATGCCCATCAAGTCTTTCGGCTTGTATTCTGCATGGGTTGGCGACTTTGATTTACGCTGGCTCGCCATCACCTGGCGTTGGCTCAATGTCGAAACACCGACGCCCATGTCGTCACGGCCATGCGCTCCCCAGCTGCCAGCGTAGCTATCGCCCATGTTCACCCAAATCGTGCCGTCAGCACGAAGCACCCGGCGCACTTCGCGGAACACGTCGACCAGGCGGGCGATGAACTCGGCCGGGGTTTCCTCAAGGCCGATCTGGCCTTCTACGCCATAGTCACGCAGACCGTAGTAGGGCGGGCTGGTCACGCACGTATGCACGCTTCCATCTGGCAGCGTGCGCATCATGTCGATGCAGTCGCCTACCAGTATCTGGTGGAGCTGGCTCATATCGAACTCCAGGTATGCGCCGACCGCCGTCTCTGGTGGTGGCAAATTGTTTGCGGATGGCGTATCACGGGTGGTCGGCATGAAGCCATATTTAGGATCGAAAAATGAAAAGGGTTTTCGTATTGGTTATTGCTCTGCTAGGTGCAGGAACAGCGTCGGCAGAGATCGCCGAAAAAACTCCGGCGAAAGCTTGTGCGCTTTTAGCTGATTCGGGACTGAAAGGAAGAAAGTGGGTCAACGATTACGGTGATGGTTCAGCCGGTTGCGCCAGCAATTACAAAGACATTGGTTCGTCAGGCTCAGGCCTCGCAAACAATATTGCCTACTATGTGATCGGCGTGAACCAGTACGTTATGGAGGTAAAGCTGGTCCTTAATTACAATCAGCCGTCCAAAGCTGCGCCGGCTACAGCGGCGCTTTTATCTGCATCACAGAAACTATCTCAACGAGCGCTTGGAGCTCCGCTACCAAAGTCAATTACTGATCTGATAACGCAAGGGGAGTCCGGCTCAGAAAAGGTTGGCAATGGTTCTGTGCAAGTGGTTCGAGAGGATTGGCCAACCGGAAAAGGGTATGAGGTACAGGTCATGATGCAGTGATTGTGGTCAAAGTCGGCGCTTTTGGTGGCGCTGGCTCATAATCAATTCCGAAGGGTGGCGTGAGTCGTTGAAGTGGGGTATTGGTGTGCTGCCCGACATGGAGTCGGATTGGAGAGATAAATGACAAGTCGTGCTAAGCCCATTTTTACTGTCAAGCAATACACAGACCAGCAGCCGTGGATATGCATTGAGTACGCAACAGAAGAGCCTGGCATGACACACGATCTGTTCGGTTTCGATTTGAAGGCCGGAACTGCCTTTAAAAAAGCATTGGAAATTGCTGAATATTTAAACGAAAACCTTGAGCACTTCACGTTTACGAAAACAACTTGACGGTCGGTCGTCAGCGCAATAGGTGAGGGTGGGGTTAGGCTGTGATGCGTTCGCCGATCACTGTCGTAGTGAAGGTGACGCTGTATTCCAGCTGGAGTCTGAAAGCGCCGCCGCAGGTGTCGCAGTCCATGTTTTTATCGCTGTAGTCTTCAGACTCGATGTGGATCACCGTTGCGCAGTGAGGGCACTTGCACTCGCTTTGATCGCGGTAGTCCCACTCGTCGTACTCAGCTTCGGCGACCTTGGCCAGCGCTTCGGCCTTCGCAACCGCGTCTTCTGCATCCTGGCAAGGTTTGCAGGTGAAGCCGTCAGGATGGCCCCAAGGTGTTTCCGTGAGCTTCGATCGGTGAGTGCTGCACAGACGGCAAACATTGTGCTTGTCGCACACGGAGTAGCTGTACTTCTCACCTGTTCCGTTGCACTTGGCGCAGCCAGAAACCCAGTACCAAGCTCCATCGATACGCTCGGCATAAAACCCTTCTTCTGGAGGATCAAGCCTCACCTCCGGAGAGCCATTGGCGTGCGGCAGGCCATGCCTGGCTTCGTTCCAGATGTTTGTTTTTCCTGAGCGCAGGCGCTGTGTCCATTCACCGGGGATTTCCGGGATCAGGATCTTCGTGTTCTTATCCATGGATTATCTCCAGTCAGGCGCCGCCCTCCGTGTCCGGTGGTGGCAAATAGGTTGGGGATAGGGTATTACGTTGCGTATCTAGAAGAGCATTTGCAGAGAGGGGTAGTAAGTTTTGGAATTCTTGAGGTCGATGGAGCCGTATCTCCCTGTCACAGTACTCTGCGCAATCGGTCTGTTCGTAACTAAAGAGATTGTTGAACATCTTAAAAAGCGGTCTGAGAAGACGCGTAAAGTCGAGGCCTATAAGACGCTTATAGCTGAAGAGTGCATGAAAAACGCATGGGTACTAAAGTCGTTACGCTCGCACATTAGATTCTTAGAGGATCCACAACTTCAAAGCGTTCGCGTAGAGTCCACTTCGTATGGTGACATTTTGGTGCACGTCTACGATAAAGACTCAAGGGGAGGCTCCCCAATCGTCGATGCACACACTGCGGTCTTTGAGAAGACAGTGGTTGATTTAGCAGTTATTGATAGCGTTCTGTTTTCACGTGCCAAAGACGCATATGAGGCTCTTGCAGAAGTCACGAACTGCTTAAGTCAGCTGCGAGAGTTCGCAGGGAAAAATGACCTTCTCCATTTGAGTGGACTAGCTGAATACTCAAAGGAGGTCGTTGACACCGCTGAGAATGATTTGAAGTCGCTGTTCAAATTTTGTACTGGCAAGGAGTTGAGCCATAAAGTCAGGTCGTTCATCTGACTAGTCCGGTAACACCACGTAATCACCCGGATCCTGCTGAATCATCAGCATGCTCTTGCGGTGAAACTCCAGCGCCACGATCGGCTTTGTTGAATCCGTGGCGCGGAGATATCGCTACTTAGGCGGCGAAGCTGCCCAGCGCCAGTTGAGCAGCATCACCCGCCTTCGCCTCAAGCACCGATTTGAACTCTTGCGCGATCTCTTCGCGCTGCACGTCCTCGCCGACCCAGCGCAGTTTCAGCACCGGCTGTGCGCCGCTGGTGATAACCGAGATTCGTAGGATGATCTCGCGCATCTGAAGGCCTTCAAACGGCACGGCCGAGAAGATCAGCGAAGTGGGCAATGTTTCCTTGCTGGTTGCCTCGATGGCATCCATTGCGCTGCGGCTGGCGCGTGTCTCGCTGACGGTGTGATCGCTTTCCGACGATGCCTTGACCGTGATCGTGCGCACGGCGGCGATGGCTTTGGCCAGTGGGATATCCTTCAGGTCATCACCTACCGCCGACAGCGTGCTGTGCCAGTCTTCAATCCAGTCGCTCATATCCTTCTGCGACATGGCCCGGCCACTGATGGCCTGCACGGCCTGATAGGCAGCGGTCGGCTTGAGCTTCAGCACGGCGCGATCATCTGCGTGGCCCGGCACTACCTCGTTGCCCAGGTTGAACAGCACCGAACAGGTCATTTCGTCCTGATTGATGAAGCCTTTTGCGTCGGCCACCTTGCGGTCGGACACGTATTTAGCGAAGTCCGCCAGGGAGTTGGTGGAGAACGTGCCACGGAAGCGGCTGCGGCCTGCGCCGAATTGCTCAAGGTTCACGATCTTCGCGCCTTCGGGCAGCACGATGGTTGGCGTGACGGTGTTCAGCTCTTTGCCTTCTGCGATCAGCGCGGTGTCAGTAATCAGTTGAATTGCTTCTTTCGTGAGGGACATTTGTCAGCTCTCTTTGAGGATGAAGGGTTGTTGCGATTGATCAGGTGCGAGGCTTGACCGGTGCTTGGTCGCGTTCGAACAGCTGGCCAGGGTGCGGAGCTTCAGCGAACAGCGTTACTTGGCCGCCGGTGCCGACGTTCATCGGTGTATCAAGTGCGGTGTTCTCGCTCCGGGTACCGCGCTTGGTCGGCACCTTGTAGTCGAGCTTGTGTTTGATTTTCACCATGTGGGAATCGCCGATCTGGCTCATGTCCAAGGTGATGACCAGTTTCCCGGCCTTGCCATGCTCGACAACGCCCGAGGCGACTTCGGAAATTGCGTAACCGATCTGGCTGGCGAAAGCGCCGCCATTCAGCTCGTTCAGAAATTCGGTTGTATCGGTAGGGGTGGACATGAGGTTTTCTCCGGGGGCTTGATTCCACTGGGTGGGATGTTGAGTTGAAGAGGGCGGCGGCGTTGATTGGCGCGGGATTGCTGGCGCCTCACTTTGGGCTTGGCCCTTGCAGCGGATAATCGATGCTGTATTCACGAATCAGCCGATTGATCAGCGTGTTGCTGAGCCCGAGCTCGGTTACAGCAGCCTTCCGGGATATGCCGTTGTCGCGCGCGGCCTTGATCCGGACGACATTCATTGCGTCGGCTATCGGGTCGGTCTGTTTGGGCACGAGGTTCGCAGATTGATTGAACGGCACGAACTCAAAGCCATGTGCCCGCGCCATTTTCCGAAGCAGGTAGATGCTCAGGCCGGTCTGGCGCAGTACATTGGTGATGGTCATCGTCGCTGCCAGCGTGCGGACGACTTCCACCTGATCGGCTTGAACGTGGCAACGATCTGGAATCGCATCGGTAGGGGCTGCTGCCCGCATTGCCTCTTTAGTTCGCCGACGCGGTGTAGGCTGGCGGACATGCCCTGTGTTCCTGCGCCCGTAAGGTTTGGGCTCCGGCCTGGCCGGGAAACCGCTCAAGGTTTGGATTTCTCCGCCTTTCGCGAGGAAGGCAGCAACGGCCGCATCGATTGAGGCAGACCGTTCTCGGTTTTGCTGAACTGTGCTCAGCTCCAGGCTTATCACGCTGCCACCTGCGTGATGGTTACTCCGTCCATTTGGAAATCAGCGCCTTGAATATGGACAAGGTCGTCCAGCGCGCCCCAGTTCACTGTGAGGACCGATAGCGGTGCCCGGCCCTCGTACACGGCTTTCACCAGTGCATGAAGGTCGGTGACGTTCGCTTCAAGCTTCGTCGGCTTGGGCGGCACCTTCGCAGATGGGGCGGCGGCCGATATTCTCGGAGCTGGTTGTTCGACTGGTTTGGGTGCCCCAGCAGCTTGCGGCGCAGGCGCGCTGGCTTTCGCTTTTTCAGCTTCAGCTTCAGCGACTCGCTCTGCTTCGGCGGCAGCGGCAAGCTTTGCGGTTTCTTCCGCACGGATACGTTCACGCTGCGCCAGCTCTTTCGCCTCCTCGGCCTGCTTGTGCTCGTTGATCCGCACTTTGATGAGGGCCACCAGGTCTTCATTGTTCTTGAGCACGATCTGCTGAGCATCGTTGAACAGAAACGGATGATCCACGGCGAGCGAGCGCAAGCTGTCCAGGTTGGCGCGGATACCGTCGCCGATCTGGCTGGCCTCGATCTTGGCCCGGGCCAGTTCAGAGTCGGCGGCGTCACGCAGACTGGCGATATTTTTTTTGCCTTTGATTGCGCCGGCGAAGTCCGCAGGGATCTCCGGCAGCCGCACCTTGCCACCGAACGAGGTGTTGATCTTGTCCAGATGATCCCGCAGAGCAGCCTTCGCTTTCAGCACGATCTCTTCGCGAATGGCCACCTTGCGAGCTTTCACCAGCTTGTCCAGCTCAAGGCGTTTGCGGCGCGCCTGCTCAGATATCTCGTCGATGGTGCGGAAGAGGGCGTCGATGGTTTCCGTCTGGCTCAGCGCATGCTGCTTGGCCGCTTCCAGGCGCTCCTCGACCTCGCCGCACCACTTCACTGTTTTCTCCGCATCAGCGAAGTGCTGGTCGGTCTGCAGGTCAGTGTTGATCGCCGAAAACACGGCCAGCGAATGCGCCTTGAACTGCTCCAGGTTGCTCGCAGTGACCATTCCGGTTACTTCGATGCGCAGCGCTGGCAGCGCGTCCGGAGTCTTCCCAACTGCCTCCACCACAGCCTCAGTTGGCTCATACGCTTCAAGATCGACTTCGAACTGTTTCCAGCCGGCGACCAGCTTCGCCGCCCGACCTTTCACCGGGAAGTACTCCATCGAGACGAAGTTGTCTTCGGTACCGTCCGAGCAAACGAAAATCACTTTCTCGGCGCCGGACACCAGCAGTTGCTGCTCCAGCTGCCAGTAGTAATGCGCATCCAGATCGCCCGCACGCACGTCGACGGCGAGCTGCTCGTTCCACATTTTGTGCTCGAAAACGATCTCGCCCATCATTGTGCAGCCGTCGAGGGAGGCCAGCAGGTCGCCTTCGGTGCCCACAACCGGGAACAGGTCTTCGCCGATTCGACCTTCGAGAATTGGGCGCGCCAGCGCTTCGGCTTCGTGACCCTTGTCGAACAAGTACTTCTGGACCCACCACGAAATGTCCCGGTCGAGCCCGGTCTTCTTGGCATGAAGCAGCTCGGTGCGCTTCATCTGCTTGGATGCGCCCATCATCACCGGTGCTTCAGACGCGGTGCGATAGTTGGCGCGGAGCGCGTGCCATTCGGCACTGCCCTGGGTGACTTTATGCGTCTTCATGCGGTTTCTCCGGCGATAGGAGCCATCTGGTTGATTCGGTCGATCTGATCGGCACTGAGGGTGTATTTCGATTCCAAGAAGGCGATCAGGCTTTCGGTGTCGGTCTTTCCGGTGTCGATTCCCTCCTGCCATTTGGGAAACATCGTTTTGAACTTTTCGTCCTCGTAGGCGGGAAGCTCGGACCCTTGCTGCTCCGGCTGCGGGGAAACATCACGGTACCGAGGGGCGCTTTCCTCCAGCTCATCTGGACTGTAAACGCCCAGGATCACGTCCGGGCAGTAGAGGCGGGACCAGCGTTTGGTTGCCAGGTACGCAAGCTGCTGGCGAGGATCGTCGGCCCAGAGCGTGCTGTTGCGAGTGCGCGCCTGAGCCAGCAGCAGCTCCAGCACCCTCGGTTCGTCTTCGCCGCGAAACGTTGCCCAGACCTTCACGCCCAGGCCTTCCTCGTCAGCAAGCTTCCAGCCTGGCTGCCGGTACTCACCCTTGTCGCTGTTTTTGATCACAAACTTGCCGATGACCTTTTCCCAGTTGCCGTACCACTCGTAGTGCAAGCGATCCACCACAGGTGCGCAGGTCGTGATCACGGCATTGACCAGCTGCGCCTCGTAACCGAGCACGCCATTCACCAGATGGGTTTTCTGTGCGACGGCAAACGGGTTCATCCTCCACTGCATGGCCTGCATGACAACGGCCAGGCAATCGGCGGAGTTGCCGTTGAAGTGCTTTGGCAGAGTTGCTCGCCCGGTCGCCATGACCTCTGCCAGGCGCATCATCTTGTCCAAGCTGTCGCCGTCCAGAACCAAGGCGCTTGTCGAGGTGGCGGCATGCGGAAGCACATGCAAATTTTGCTCGTGCGATACGGACGCAACGTTTCTTGCGGACATAGGAAATCCTCGCGCTCCATGCGGGCGCTGCGATTGGATAAAAATGGGCTTACTGAGTGATGTGCGATGCGTAGGCGCTGGCGAGCATCCAAGCGGTTACAAGGGCCAGCACGACGAATGAGCCTCGCCAGGTGTAGATGCGCAACTGACGCTGCTTGCGGGTCATGACCGTGCACCCACCGGCCGACGTTTGAGCCAGTCAGCTTTGATCGGGTAGGGCAGGTCTGCGACTCGCATGCCGACGGGGTAGGTGATCGTTCCGCGTACCTGGGCGCGGGCTTTCAACTCGCCAAGTTGCTCATCAATGAGGGATTTAACGATTGGCTGGCTCATGCCGCCTCCTTGCGCTGTTGGCAGTGCCTCAGCAGGCGACTGCAGTAGTGGGAAAACTCTTCAAGGGTGATGAGCTCGTCGGTCATCATCTTCGTGATCATCTGCTGGACCAGAACAACCTCGCCGCGTGTGCTGGCGGGGTGCTTGAGGGTTTCGAGCGCTTCGTCGATCAGGATGTGCGGGCTCAAAGCTCTTCATCCTCGCGCTGGGCGATCACGCCGTCTGCCGCCAAAGGCCGCAAAAGTCCCTCTGCGATTTCGAACAGGGCATCTTTAGGGTTGGGGCAGTTCAACACGGCGTCTGCTGCCTCTCTGGCGCAGGCGGGCGAACCGAACTTGGCCATGTAGACCAGTCGCCCCAGCGCTGACTGGCTCGCACCAGATGCGCCGAGCTTCTCCATGGCGAACTCGTCGACCGCGATCAGGAAGCGCTCGAACGTGACGCCTTGGGGCTCCTGCAGGCGTCGCTTGAGCTTGATGTCGTCGCCGTGGACCAGAGCGTGCGCACTGTTGGCAACCCAAAGTCGTTCGGCGGGCGTCAGTTGTTTTACTGGCGCGCCCGTCAGAGGCAACACCTTTGCTGCTGCGTTCATGGTGGTCTCCAGGGGCTGGGTTATGCGGTGCGGGCAGCGAGCATGGCGTCCGCGATCCTGTAGGCGAAATCAGCAAAGTCTTCAGGCCTCCAGCTATCAACGTCGGAGTTACCTTTGATCTGCGGGCTGGACATGGTCCCTTGCAGCGCCTTAGCCGCAAAGTAGTCGCGCAGGGTCATGCCAAAGGCCGTGCCGTGGCCTCCGTACTCGCTGGCTGAAGTAGGAAAGGCAAACAAGTCTTCGTGGCTCATGCCGCCTCCGGCCAGTGGCGTTGAATGCTTTCTTTCGCGTAGGTCGACAAGCGCCGGTAGCTGGTTGTGGACCCGCAGCCAGGCATGGTGCCTTCCAGTTCGACGCAAGCATTGATGTCGCAGCGTCGTGAGCAGACCCAGCCGCCGTAGTGGCAGGTGCGCACAGTTCCGCCAGGATCAGGGTGATGTGCGAGGCCGCCTTTCCAAGATGGCGATCCGCGAAGCTTCAGGCCGCAACCGCGGCACACAGCCTGTGTCTCAGTGCAGTTATGCATGTTCTCGCCTCCGAGGCGCATGGCGTTGGTGAACCCCTTCGACTGAACACTCAAGAACGGCTAGAGGCCATACAGGCACCGGAGAGGGTTCAGTCGGAGAGGTTCGCGGGTGTGTTGGTGTCGCACCGCGACCCGCTACTGGCGTCGGTCGCGGCTTGCTGCGTCAGCGGTAGTTGTCTCTCCCTTCTGCCGCTGGGATTCGCGGGGCGCATTGCTTGCCGGGTCATTCACTCGGTCAAGGCGTTTCACCATCGTCAGCCGTACAGGGTTCTCCCTATCGTGGGCAGCCTTTCGGGGCTGTCTGATCGCCGGTCGCCGGTAGAGGCAATGCGGTCTGTTGTTTGTTGCGCAGGCTGTTAAAGAGCGGTTCGATCCGCTGGGCCTGTTGAGGGGCTGTTGCGTCTCGATGGGCAGACAATACGCACGCGTATTAATCCAGTCAATACGCATGCGTATTATTTTTCGCGCGCCCACAAAAAAACCCGCTCTTAGGCGGGCTTTATTGCCAGATTGAAGTGGCTATGCGGCGGGCTTCACCCAAAACACCTCTCCGTGGAGCGCAAGCTTCATACCCAGCGCTTTGCGAACAGCGGTGGCGTCTTGCTTGTTTGCATATGCGCCGACGCTCAGGACCGAGCCGTCCGGCTCCAGCATGGGATAGCCTGATGCATGAATTAATGTGGCAACGCGCTCTACATCGGGACCAGGTCTGCAAGGTATGCGCACGACCCATCCATGTACCAAGGCCGTTGGCTCGGCAGCTTCTACATCGGCACCACAGAACCGGCACTTCACAGCTGCAGCCTTGATACTCTCGGCGCAGAAAGGGCATGCCCGGGTATCCACAGCTTCTTGTGGTGCGGGCTGAGACGCTTTGCGCCCGAAGATCACCATCAGCAAGCCAGCGATCGTGATGATCCCGCCCGTGAGCGTTAAGTTTGATCGGTCGGACATCAGGCCCAGATTATTGACTCTGCCCAAGCCGGTAGGCACCGATATATCCATGCCAATGGCATAGATCAGACACGCAATACCCGCAATCAAAACAAAAATGCCAAAACTACGCATCGCCAGCTCTCCCTGAATGATTTGGGATTCTACCATGCAGGCGAATAGCGGCCGACGATACGCCACCGCAAAATCTCGCTCATCGGCCCGCCGGGTCAGATCGAGCAGGGGCGAGCTTTGCAAAGGCGAGGAGGGCACTGGAGGCGCTTTAGGCATAACGCCAGCACTATCCAATATCCCGACTACACTCGGCCCAACGTAGGCCTCAGGAATTCTCCTGGCTTGCAACCAGGATGGACCGAATGAATTCCCAAATGGATCTGAGGCCTTGCATAGAGGCAGCGTTTTTGCCAATGAAGTGCGTGTGCGTGATCGCACCTGACGCGTCAATGACGATCCGGGTATTCGACACGAGCACAGAGGCGGAAGAGTTCACGGTCACAGGCATTGATGCTGCGGCGCTGGTGACGATCCGGGACATCGTCGGGCTCGTACTCGAGGTGAAAGGGGAGATGAGGCTGAGGAGGCTTGCGTCTGATCGGCAGGAGATGGTGTGCAAGGGGTAGAACGAAAAGCCCGGCGCTGGGCCGGGCTCGAATCAACGGTTTGGGGTTTGATTTGGCGATGGATGCGCCCCTGAATCGGCTTGGACTGAATCCTTGCCGGCGGCCATCGCAGCAAGCGTTGTTTGAGCGACCATGAGAGTGTTACCTTGGTTGGCAAAATACGAGCCGACAAGAATTGCTGCTACCGCCAGCAACTGAACCCCAACAGCTGCCCAGTAGTTCGTCTTCACAGTAGCAGCTTCTCTTGCTGCTGCTTCCGCTCGTTCTGCAGCCTTAGTGACGCGATCGGCTAGCGCTTCATACCGTTTATCGCGCTCTATTAGCGTCTTATCCCGTTCTGATTGGGCTGCCAGAAAACCTTTGAGACGTTCATCCACTGACCGGTCCCTTAAGACCTGCTCACTTTGGGCGGCAGTGTTACGTAGATCAATTTCTCGACGCAACTGATCGTCACGTAGGGCTATCTCTTTGCGATAGTCATCCGACCGTCGATCGCCGTCTGTTCCTAGGCGTTCAATTCGACGGTCCATCCTCTCTTCTAAAGCCAAGAGGGTGGAGCTGAGTTCGTCACGCGTGATTTCGGTCATAGATCTAGTATCGGCCCTAGATGAACGCTTGTCATCTCTTCCATTTTTAGACGGTTGGATTGTCTTGGCAGGGATCTGAGGCTGCCGGACCCCATCCCCATAAGCTATCGCTTCGGCAGCCATGGCCTCGCTATCTTCCGAATCGCGGACGATGACGAATCCTTCGGACGTTGCAGCTTGTAAAAGCTCTGGATCATCGCTCACTACGCTGATGAAAAGCGCAGTGTTGGGGGCTGGAGCGGAGGAAACCACCTTCATGGCGATCCGACGATCAGTCTTCATCTGCTTCAACTTCGTCAGGCTCGACCTCCAGACTTTTTACACCCAGCCCCTTCAATATATGAAGTGCAAGCCGCTTAGCGTCAGCTTCGTCCATTGTGATGGTTGCTACGAACCTCTTCCTCAAAATAAAAGGGTGCTCTGTCTCGCCTACAATATTGGGCTCGACCGTATCCCTTGAGAATAGAATACTGATTCGCTGAGGGTCATCCTCTTTTTCTTTGATGCCTATTACCAAGGCTCTGTCACAAACCTCATCCACGTAATTAGCAGCCAGAAGACCATTCGGCCGCTCCTTGAGTTGTACCTTGCGAGTCGTTTTGCTCATTATCATCTCCCTGAATTATTACGTGCACCCTAGCTACAAGCTGATCGTATCCACACCAGAGGCACCTGAATGGGTAAATTGACTCCAGATCAGCGCCCCATGATCCCTGAGTCAGCCGACACTGTCCATTCATACATTCCTGCTTACGCTTGCTGCTCTAATGTTCAATTAATGCGTTTGTGATGTGAGCTCAGCGAGCTCAGGTTGAGCTTCGATCGTATGCTCGTAGCCAAACATAGCGCTACCTTGAAGGAGTAGCGGGGCGTTAGTTGGATGAGAGTTCATAGCTCCGCCAAGTCCACATGAGTCGGCATCAGTACTTACATATTGAGACTTTCGCCAAAATGTTCCACTTCGCATACTCGCCGTTAGGTCAGTCAAACTTCGTCAGCGATCTGACCACCACACCGATGATCTGGTAGTCCTCCCTGCACTCTACGTTTGGATAAGCCGAGCCAGCGGTTTCAAATACCTGACACCGAGCTTTTGGAGCACCGGCTTTGTTGCCGTCCATCCTCACTCCTGGGAAATCCACTCACTTACAAGCCGTTTCAGCCACATAGAAGGAAATCGAACCTTGTGTCAGCGGAGCCATTTTCCCGTCAGGCTTTGACGTCTTCATTTCCTTAAGTGTTTCACCGTCACCCAGGTACTTGAACGTGCCGGCTGAGCAGTTAACCAAGCGCTGAGAGTAGCCGATGCCGCTTGGTCCCACACGTTTGGTGGTGATTTTTCGCTCATTACCTTTGGTGTCTCGCTCCAGTACAAAATACTGAGCCTTCGTGTCGGAGGGCACTGCCAGCTTTGTTTCAGAGGCGAGGGCTGGCATGGCTGCCATCGCTAGAATTGCTAACATCCTGTTTCTCATAACTGACTCCTTCATGGGTGCAACGAATCGTTGCCGTGCCAGATTACCCCGTCTGCCAGACTGCTCCAGCACTATCTACCTCAGCTCACCCGCATACCATAGAAGTGATTCAGCGCTATCAGCTCAACCACAGCCACGAAAACGCACAATACGACGAAGCCCGGACTGAAGACCCGCTTGCGGCCGGACGATCCTCCACCCAGCCAGGCCGAGTCGGAAGCGCCAGGAATCAGCATAAGTAATGCCAGGCAGGCGATGGCCCCGGCCTTGCTCCGGAAACCCTGTTCTCGCCATGCGCTCACCGCTTTAGAACATCAAAGCTAGGGCAATTCATTGCATGATGGCGTCGCATGAGCGCTGGATACACCGACTCATCGTAAACCGGGAAGCCAGGGCCGGGGTCTGTGCGTTGGGCGTCGTGAAGCACGTCGTTAATAAAGGCTGATCTTGCGAGATCCTGAACCGCCTGACATTGCTCAAGTCGCTCGGCTTCCGTCGCTGGCATTGGTATGGCTTCGACTTTCTTTTCGTATTCAGTTTTTGGCCTGCTGGCGCAGCTTGAGATAATAAGCGAAGCGACTATCAGTACCGCGACTCGAAATACATTCATCTCACATTTCCATAATGACGGGCCAGATGACCCGGCTACTCAGATCGTTCCCGCACAATCCGTCCTTGCCTAACCTCATCTACATACCCAGCCAGCTTGTCCTCGTCGGCCTGGAACAAAATGATCATCTTCAGGATGGCCTGGGCATCAGGCTCGTTACCCGCCAGGCTCAATCGCTCGACGATCCGCAGCAACTCCACGGCCGACCACTTCAAGTCAGAAGCGAGGCCCTGTAGGTCGCGTGCCAATTGTTGATTCGGCTTCGTCAATCCCATGACTGGTACTCCTACGAATTCCCGCCGCGCCATATGGCTCGGCTTTCATGCAAATTTCGTCAGCGATCTGACCACCACACCGATGATCCTACAATCGTCCGCGCACTGTACCGTAGGGTAGGCCGAGTTCAGGGGCTTCAGGTATCTGACGCCGCCATCTTCTACCAGCTTCTTGAAAGTCGCCTCGTTGCTGCCGGCCAGCTTCGCGATCACCAGCTTGCCTGGGATTACTTCTGCCCGGGTGTCGACGAGTATCTGTGAGCCCTCTGGAATCGAAGGGGCAGTAGGTGCCGTCATCGAGTCCCCTTTAACCACCAGCCAGAAAGCCGGGCCTTTAGCCTTGTAGTCAGACATCTCGTAATCATCAGAGGCACCAGGCGCGTAAGGCTCAACCGCTTCAGACCACGCGCCAGCAGCTACCCAGCTCACTACAGGATAGCGGTACATGCGCGAGGGCTGGTCAACGTGAGCGACATTGGATTGCTCTGCTGATTCTGAGGCCGGTCGCGGCCCACCGTCCCACAGCCATTTGCTCGGAACACGCAAAACCTTCGCAATCCTCTCGATGTTTTCACGCTTAGGGGATTTTGATTCGCCAGTAATTATCCTGTGAATAGTCGGCTGCGTGACGCCAGCCTGACGCGCCAGCTCGCCCTCGCTCCAGCCGCGAGCATTCATCTCCGAGAAGACTCGGTCCCCGATATGCATTTTTCACCAATAAGAAAACGTATTACGGGAGTGTATTGCCTGATCCAATACGCACGCGTATTATTTGTTCAATACGTCGCCGAATTGGAGGCACCTATGACGATTCAACAGATGCTTACCGGCTTGTTCGCCATGGGCTTTTCCCAGAAAGCGATCGCCGAAAAAGCTGAGACCACTCAGCCAACTATTCACCGGGCCAGTAAGGGGGCCGGGGTTCGCTACGAGACAGGGAAAGCTATTGAGACCCTGTATGAAGAAGCCATCCAGAAATCAGCCGCTTAAACCCCTTCATCAGCTGCGCGCCGCTGGCCTAAACGGCTGATGAGATGTCGCTGGTCCGCCGCGTCAATGAACAGATATTGCCCTGCCTCAACACCAGGCACTACGGAAACAGAATCGAGGTTTTACGAATGGAAAATTTCTTGCGGTCCTGCCAGAGCGCCGTCCTCGAAAACGAGGCCAAAAGCTTGGCAGCGAAAATGGGGGTTGCTCACGTGAGCCTGCTCCAGCGCGCCAACCCAGACAACGATGCTCATCACCTGACCATCGAGCACCTGTTCGGGATTCTGCTGCACACGAATGATTTGCGGCCGCTGAAGGCCCTTGCTGACGAGTTCGGTTGCGATGTCATTGCACGCCTGCGGCCAGCGCCGAAACCACTGCTTGCGGCATTGGCACATCTCGCCGCCGAGTCGGGAGACGTGAAGCGCCTGATCTACGACGCAACAACTGATAACCACATCAGCCAGCATGAGAAGGCCCAGGGTGACAAAGCCATTCAAGAGGCGATCGACGCGCTTCAGGTGCTTCGCGAATCGCTGAAGGCCGCCTGATGAGCCGGACCAAAAGGGTCGGGAAGTCCTGATATGCAGTACACCGTCACGATAAACCAGGTGAAGGCATTGGAATGGGGGCTGAATTCTCAGCAGGCCCTGCTGTTTGCCTTCGTCTACGGCTGTCCCAGCTGGACCAAGCCAATCAAGACCGATGGCGGGATTTTCTTCGCGCTGAGCAAAGCGAAGATCATCGAGGAGCTTCCGCTGCTCACTGACAAGCCTGATACCGCTTACCGCATGCTGAAGGCTCTGGAAGACGCCGGGTTGATTGAGCTTTCCAGCACTTCAAATATCACACTTTTTCGTCTGACAGCGAAGGCCGTCGAGTGGAATCAGAAGCTCGACGGGTCGGAAAAATATCCGACCCTACCAGACGGCAAGGCTCGGAAAAAAATCCGAGCTACCTCGGAGAAAAATCCGATCAAGGTCGGAAAAAAATCCGGGCAAGGGTCGGAAAAATCTCCGACAAATCAGGATACAAGTAATCAGGATACCAATCAGGGTACAAGTCAGGACTTGCAAGACCCTCCCGGCGAGCCGGGTCAGTCCTGCGGTTTGGCTGTGGTTGACGATCGCGCCGAGACGCCACGGGTTGAGATTCCCGCCGATATGCCTGGGCCGAAAGATCGAACCTGCAAAACCTTCAAGGTCTGGGCGAACTACGCCATGGCCTACCGCAAGCGTTACAGCGCCTGGCCGGTTTGGAATGCCAAAGTCGGCGGCCAGCTCGGCCAACTGGTCGACCGTCTCGGCGCTGATGTCGCTCACCACGTCGCTGCCCACTTCCTGAAGACCAGCGATGCCGCCGTTCTGCGCAAATGCCACAGCCTCAACGAGCTGCTGGCAAACGCAGAGAGTTATCACACCCAGTGGGTAACCGGTCAGCGCGTCAACGGCACGACTGCCCGCCAGCTGGAAAGGACTGAGGCGAATCTATCCGCAGCGGAGCAGGCCGCCCAGATGGTTCTGGCCAAGCGCCAAGCAGGTGACCGCAATGAATACCTCTGAAATGAACGATCAGCAGGTCGCAGGACTGGCGGCCGCCATCTGCGCAACCGCTGAAGCCATGGGGCAGGAAATGAACCCCGGCACGGCAGCGATCATGGCTGAAGACCTGTGTGCTTACTCGGTGCCGATCGTCAAAGCCGCGCTGAAGGCCTGCCGTTTCGAAGTGAAGGGAAAGTTGGCAATGGCTGACATCCTTCAGCGCGTCCAGTCTTCCGATGGCCGCCCAGGCAAGGACGAGGCATGGGCCATCGCCATGACCAGCAACGACGAGTACGAGACGGTGGTGGTCACCGATGAGATCCAGTTGGCTCTGGCTGCCGCAAAACCCGTCCTGGATGCCGGAGACAAGATCGGCGCGCGCATGGCGTTCATCAGCGCCTACGAGCGACTGGTGGCTCAGGCTCGCAACGACCAAAAAGGCGTCAACTGGCAGGTTTCCATCGGCTTCGACGCCAATCGGCGTGTCGAGGCGATCACCAAGGCAGTGCAGATGCAGCGCATCCCGCAAGAGCGCGGGCAGGTGTACCTGGCCGATTTGAACGTGGTGCCCGTCGCGCAGAACGGCCAGGCCATTGCTGGCTTGCTGACCGGACAAGTCGCCAACCCAAGCCCGGACGTTCTCGAAAAGCTTCAGGCGGTGAGAGCCAGCATGCGCGAAATGAGCAAGGCCTCGGCCAAGCGCAGGCACGAATTGAAAATCAAGGCAGCCAATGATTTGGCCGACCGCCTCGCGCTGCTCCAGCAGCAGGCTGAGGAATTGCAATCAAAGAGGGCGGAGTTGTGACCGACAAAATCAGCGTGAACTGTCAATCCAAGCTCACCGAAGCCGTCACACGCATGACGGCGATGTTCCGCGACAAGAAGTTCGTCGTGGTGTCGCTCCGCCCGGGCAAGGACCGCACGCTGGACCAGAACGCGCTTTGGTTTGCCATGTACAAGCGCATATCCGAGATGACCCAGATCGGCGACGCCAGCGAGGCGCGCAAGTACTGCAAACTGCACCATGGCGTTCAGATCCTGATCAATGAAGACGAGGACTACCGAGCAGCCTGGCATCGAACGACCAAGCACCTGACCTACGAGGAAAAGCTCGACCTGATGGGCGACAACAAGCTGTTGGGGCCAGATGGTTTTCCGGTCACCAGCCTGTTCAATCGCGCTCAAGGCATCACGTACACGGACCGCATCCTGGCCGAGTTCACGGCGCTGGGCGTCTTTTTCGGTGACCTGATTGGTGAGGCAGCTGCATGAAGCGCACCTCACTGCAACGCAAGGTGCCACTCAAGGCCAGTGGCATTCCCCAGCGCACTCCACGCGCCAAGAAGTGCGCCCACTGCTCCGAAGCATTCCTGCCCTTGCGCCCGATGCAAAAGGTTTGCGGTCCTGCCTGCGCCATTGCGATGCCTGCCGAAAACCTTCCGCAGGCGCGCAAGGCCCTGGCTGACATCGAGCGCAAAGAGATCAAGGTCCGCAAGGAGAAACTGAAGTCCCGTAGCGACCACATGAAGGACACCCAGCAGGCTTTCAACGAGTGGGTTCGTCACCGTGACATGGGCGAGCCGTGCGTGAGCTGCGGTCGGCACCACAACGGCCAGTGGCACGCCGGGCACTATCGGTCCGTCGGTGGTCACCCGGCCCTGAGATTCGAACCGCTCAACGTATGGAGGCAGTGCGCACCGTGCAACACGCACAAGTCTGGTGACCTAGTGAACTACCGGGCTGAGCTGGTGCGCCGGATCGGCATCGTGAACGTGGAATGGCTCGAAGGCCCTCATGAGCCTCAGAAGTACACCATCGAAGAATTGAAAGCCCTGACAGGCAAGTACCGGGCACTGACAAAAGAATTGAAAAAGGGGCAAGTAGCATGAAAATCCACTCGGCACGTCAGGCGTGGCATGACTGTACCTACATTCCGGCACCTGGCCAGTCCTCAGACGTCGTTCAGCTCGGAGTAGTGGTGCAAAGCACCGAGCGTGGTCCGACCGCCAACCATGCGATGCACAGCGCCTTGGCGGGTCACATCCAGTCGGCAATCGCCAAGCTGCACCCGCAAGTGCGAGTGTTCGGCGAGTACATGTATGCAGCAAACCGCGACGACGATATAAACGAAGCGGCAGAAGGCGTGGTGTTCGGTATGGTCATGTCGAAGTCCAAGCGGATGACGGCTGGCAAGCGGGAAAAGCTGGAGTATGTGGTGAAGGGAGTGATGCGCCGGTATCGCTACATGCACCAGGGCGGGCAATCGGCTAATGACGATCCTCTGATCAAGCCAGAGGCTTTCCGTTCGTGGCTGATCGGCGAGTTCGGCGTGAGGCTGGAATCGTGCAACTGGGACCGGGATTGGGAGTGCTTCGTGCGCCTGTCATTCGATTGCTGCGAGGACCTGGATCGCATGGCTTTGAGCCCAATTGGAGCGGTGATTTACCAAATGAGAGAGGCTGCTTGACTTCCCGTGCGGCTGAGGGCATCATTTTGCCATGTTGAGTATTTTGCCTACGGCAACTCGCTCAGGAAGCACTGAAAGCCCGACCTTGTTGTCGGGCTTTTTTATGGGTGATCGAATGGCGAACTTTATAAAAATAGGAAAAGGCTAGGGATAGACTCTGTCGCTGAAGCGATGATTATCGCCATCACAATCAGAGTTACAGTGCCAAGAGTAATTAGGCTGAGTCTAAACATAATCGGCCAAGCAGGTTTTTCCTTAAAGCTAAAACACAGCCAGACTATAGCGAGCGTTGTAAAACCGCTCGCAACCAACATTCCGCTGGTGTTTATCATTTGTCGGGCTTGGTAGCTCATGCCGAGGTTTTCCATCGGCGCTTGGAACTCTTTTAGCCCCACTGCAAGCGCCGCGCAAAGCGCTAAGTTCTTAACGCCATCGAACAGGGTTTTGATGTCATCAAGACCAGATTTGTTTCGGTTGTCCATCCCTCACCCCTAAAGTTTAGTTAGATACCCTTTCGTGATATCCCTCATATTATTGGGCTAGATTACTGGCTCGTACAGTACATGTTTGGTGGTGGAGCACGGCGTTAGATATCTGCGTGCTTTCTGATGCTCTCCATTCTGGCGAGTTTTTTATTACTGGAGTAACGATGGACCCAACCGACCTCGGCCCAGGCACAGCTACCTGGCTGGGCGGTACGGGCACAATCCTGCTGGGTGGCTTCCTGTGGTTGAGGAAATTCCTCTCCCGGGATGCGACCGACCGCGCCATGGACAACGCCGATATCGGCACCGTCCGCAGGCTCAATGAACTGCTCGACTCGGAACGCCTGGCGCGCAAAGAGGCCGAGGCTCGGGCTGACCAGTTCGCCAAAGAACGCAATGAGCTGGCTGCCGCCGTGGGCCGGATGGAAGGGAAGATCGAAGCCCTAACCAGCCAGGTATCCCAGCTCACTGAAAAGGTGACTACCCAAAGTGCTGAGATCGCTCGTCTGCGTGCACAGCTCGGAGGTATCAACTGATGGAAAGATGCGTAAGAGATTTCATCGCCCGGCGCTGGTGGCGTCGCTTAGAAGTGTGGGTGATTGCCTCGCTACTGGTAACTGGGTCGTTCGCGCTGGGTTTCGGTGCGTCGCAATGGTCGCTTGCCAGTTGGTACAGCGCTCAGGTCGCCGAAGTGCGCCGTGGTTATGACGAGGCCACGGTGCAGCGCGACATGCGCCTGAACAAGCTGGCCAAGACTGCGACCGATGCAGCAGGGAAGGTTGAGGACGCAGCCGGCAAGGCCACCAAGGCGGCGGAGACAGCGAGCAAGGCAGCAGACAAGGTCAACGAGGCGGTAGAGCGGCAGACGCCGTAACGCGCCAAACTAAAAAGCATGGCGCGCAGACATCCTTAGATTCCTTCGAAAACTATCTGAGCGCTTACGAGCACTTGATCTTTGAAAGTTACTTTACAGAATGTCTCGGGAGCCGAGCCTCCAGCAACCTTCTTCAAAGATTCGCATTTGAGCTGCACGTTACCCAGGTCTTCAAGCGGCACTACAGCTCCATTAATGGCTTCGCTAAGGGGGTACTTGAATGGCCTCCGGTAGCCAGCGCCTACCCAAATCTGCGGCCCATTAGCACTAATCAGGCCTGACGAGGGAGTTGCGCATAAATTGAAGCGCGTACGTTTGCCGTCAATTATCTGCGCATCTGTATAGCAGACATATCGCCCATTTTCAGTGACGATCTTGGAAGGGCCTCGGTTTGTCCACGTTTCCTGAGGTTGCGTGGCGCAGCCGCTGAGAACCAAAGATGCGAGGATTGATACTGCAGTGATGCGGGTGCGTGTAAACGGCATCAGGTTAGCTACCTTGCTTTAAAAGTCGCCACTAATACCGGCTAACGGCCATCATTTCAAGCACTGCGTAGAAACTCTGGTACCACGGTAGCGCTCCACAAATTCAGACACTGCCATTTCGTGGCGCGAACGACAGAGGAAAGATCATGGATAACCAGCACAAGAAAATCACCGGCTATCGCGACCTGAGCCAGTCGGAGATCGACGGCATGAACTCGATCAAGGCCTTAGAGGCCGATACCGGTGAGCTATTCAAGCAAATCGGTCAGATTGAAGGCGTTGACCCTCGCGCCCTGGCTCTGGCCAAGACCAATCTACAGCAAGGCTTTATGTGGTTTGTGCGCTCAATTGCCAAGCCCGCCGACCCCTTCGTCTGATACCCCGCTGCGGTACGGAGTGACCATGCCCAATCCCACCTTCCATAGTGCCGGAGACGGCCGTGGTATCAGGCGCGTGTTCGTGAACGGTAATGAAATCGAAAATGTTCTCTGGTGCAATACGGCTATTGGCATTGTGGTCTTCGCGCCCAGCCCCGTGAGAGCCAAGCGGCCTGCGCGGGATGAGGTCTATACCCGGCGCTTGCGCGGCAATGTGACCGTAACAGCAGCTTAACGAACGAACACTCACGGCCTCGGCATACGCCGGGGCTTTTGCATTGGAGATCATCATGCCCGCAACAGAGAAGCAGATGACCGTTCACCAGGTTGACTATCAGTGCGACGAATGCGGCAAAGGTGTTATGCGTTGGACTGGGATGGTTCTGACATCGCTGCCGGCGCAATTCCCGCACGGATGCACCGAGTGCAGTGCCCGCGGAAACTATCTGGTTCGGTACCCGAGCACGGAATACCGGGAGGTCGCTAGTGAGTCATGACCAAGAAGAACTGGATGGTCATCACGCCAGGCCACAAACCATTTCCGATGATCCTTCTTGAGTCCGCACTCGATCATGCAGGCGCGCTTGCCTTTGCCCGGTCGATCTGGCCGCGCTGCACAGTGGAGTAACGAATGACGACCATTGCCTACAAAGACGGCGTGATCGCCTATGACTCTCGCTGTACGCGCGGCACGACCATCACGGATGACGACTGCGAGAAGCTGGAGACCGTGAAGGGCGTTCACTTCCTGTGTACGGGTTGTACTTGCGACTTTGATGCACTGATCGCGGCCTACTTCGGCACTGCTGCCTCAGCACCGGTTGAGGCCTCCGGCTATGCAGTAGATGGCGGTACGCTCTGGCTTATCGGCCATGACGACAAGACAGGGTTATGGAAGAACAGAATCAGGCTTGATACAGATGACGCAATCGGTAGTGGTTCAGCGTTCGCCCTGGCGGCAATGGATATGGGCGCAACGGCTGCCGAAGCCATTGAGATGGCCAAAAAGCGGGATACCGGAACCGGTGGGGCGATCCGAGTTTTGATCCTTCCCGGGCTGACTAAAGCCACTTAACAATAACGTTGGTAAAACGCATTAGCTCCAGAGAATCCTTCAAACTCTTGCTTCCTATGATTTGACCGCCTCGTCCGCCGAGCTTCAGCTTCATGAGCAGCTCGTGAGCGTCTATGCGCTCAGGAGCTTCGCCGACCTCTTTTTGCGAGGCGTTTAAGTGGTCGTAGGTCAGTTCATACTTGTACATAGCGAATCTCTTAAGGTGGCAAAAGTAAGTGTGCCGCAAGATTAGCGCGGCACATGTTAAGTGCTAGCGAGCCTTCAGGCTATGGAACCAGGTTGGGTAAAGCCCGCTGAGCACGGCCTGTATTGCTGGGCCGCGGACTACCCAAGCATTATCTCCGTCGGAATGCGGGATGCAGCCGTCCTGCCCTGCAATCGCCGCAAAGCCGTAAATATCGTTTTCTGGGAGTGGCTTAAAGAAAGAATCCTTTGGGATGTAGTGATTAGCGATCAGGAATTTAGCTGAGTTCTCTTGATTGATTCTCGCTGATTCAAGCTCACTTGATGATGCTCTGCTTGGCTGGGACAGCACAACGCTGGCGGCTAAGAAATGCGCTCCAGCTCTGTCAACGCGCTCTTCCAAAGTATCAGGTGTCTTCCCTTGCATACAAACTCCTTTGTTTCCATCGCTGGTGAGGCCTATCAATACCGGCAATCGGCCACCCTTTCAAGTGTAAAGGTGTGACAGTGGACAGACCAATGCCACCAACATCGCTGATTGGGCTTTCTGATTTATCCGACTTCGGCATCCGCCTTGTGCCGGCGGCTGAGGTGTGGGACTGGATACAGTCTGTGATTCTCGCTGACACGGGAACCATCCACAACGAAGACCATTCCCATCTGATAGACGCCGACATTCAAGTGATGTGGGCATCTTCCAGTTTCGAGAAGCAGGGCCGGCGCGTACTGGGCCAAGCCGAACAGGTCGCGTTCCGAGCTGGAGGGTGGCAGAAGGCTCGGATGGAACAGCAGATGCGTGACTGGTTCGGTGATATCCCGGACTTCATCATCACCTTAGCCGCCGATTACTGCGCCACCTGTAGCGATGCAGACTTCTGCGCGCTTGTCGAACATGAGCTTTACCACTTGGCGCAGGCGACTGATCAATACGGTCAGCCTGCCTTCACCAAAGACGGCGCACCCAAGCTGAAGCTGCAAGGCCACGACGTCGAAGAGTTCGTCGGTGTGGTCCGTCGCTATGGGGCAAGCCCAGACGTTCAGCTGTTGGTCGACGCTGCAAACAAGCCTGCTGAGGTAGGTAAATTGAATATATCGAGGGCCTGCGGAACCTGTCTGCTCAAGTCGGCCTGAAATTTGACAGGCATTAGACGGAATCCAACCTATGGCAGCCCTGAAGCATGAGGTGAAGAGCTTCATCGTTCAGGCGTTGGCTTGCTTCGACACTCCCTCGCAAGTCGTAGAGCAGGTCAAGCAAGAATTCAGCATTGAGATATCACGCCAACAGTGTGAGTCGCACGACCCAACCAAACGCGCTGGAGCAACCCTTGCGGCCAGGTGGGTGACGCTTTTCCATGACACACGCAAGCGTTTTCGAGAAGACACAGCAGAGATTCCGATCGCCAACCGGGCCTATCGTCTGCGTGCCCTCGGCAGGATCGTTGAGAAGGCCGAAGGTATGCGCAATCTTGCGCTGGCCCTCCAAGTGCTGGAACAGGCTGCCAAAGAATCCGGCGACATGTACGTGAACCGCCATCGCAAGGATGAGCCGGGCGACGAGCCAGCAATTCCGACTCGCATCCAGGTCGATGTAGTGGACGCGAGGAAGCCTGATGCCCAGCCTTAACGTCCCGCAATCGAAATTCCTGCTGCTGCCCCACAAGTTTCGTGCATTCGTGGCCGGTTTCGGCTCTGGGAAGACCTGGGTCGGCTGCTCGGCGCTGAGCAAGCACTTCATGGAGTGGCCGGGTGTCAACGCCGGTTACTTCGCGCCGACTTACCCGCAGATACGGGACATCTTCTATCCGACGATGGAGGAGGTGGCTTACGAGTGGGGCCTGAAGACAAAGATCAATCAGGCGAACCATGAAGTTCACATCTACAGCGGTCGGCAGTATCGCGGCACCGTGATCTGTCGCTCGATGGAGAAGCCCCAGACCATCGTCGGCTTCAAGGTCGGACACGCCCTGGTCGATGAGCTGGACGTTCTGACCTCGATCAAGGCGCAGCAAGCCTGGCGCAAGATCATCGCGCGAATGCGTTACAACCTGCCCGGTCTGAAGAACGGCATGGACGTCACCACGACACCGGAAGGCTTCAAGTTCGTCTTCCTGCAGTTCGTGAAGCAGCTGCGCGACAAGCCGGCGCTCAAGGAGATGTATGGGCTCATCCAGGCCAGCACCTTTGACAACGAGCTGAACCTGCCGGACGACTACATCCCATCGCTGATGGAGTCGTACCCAGAGCAATTGATCAGGGCGTACCTGAACGGCCAATTCGTCAATCTGACGTCTGGGTCGATCTACCACGCTTATGACCGCAAGCTGAACCAGTGCTTCGATACGGTGCAAGCCGGTGAGCCTCTGTTCATCGGCATGGACTTCAACGTTGGCAAGATGGCAGCGATCACGCATGTGAAGCGGGAAAAGGGCCTGCCTCGAGCCGTGGACGAGTTCATGGATGGCTACGACACGCCCGACATGATCCGACGCATCAAGGAACGCTACTGGCGCCACGATGGCGACAAGTACATCAAGACCTGCGAAGTCAGGGTTTACCCAGACGCCTCCGGCGACTCGCGCAAGTCAGTCAATGCCAGTGTCACGGATATCGCCATGCTCAAGCAGGCAGGCTTCACAGTGATCGCACCTGCGGCCAACCCTCCGGTGAAGGATAGAATCAACGCCATGAACGCGATGTTTTGCAACGCGCAGGGCGAGCGCCGATACCTGGTCAACCCTTTCACCTGCCCGACATATGCCGATGGCCTCGAGCAGCAGGTCTGGGCGGCCAACGGTGAACCCGACAAATCACAAGGCAATGACCACGCGAACGATGGCGGCGGTTATTTCATCCACCGCGAGTACCCGATCATAAAACCGGTCACCTCTCTAGCCCTGGGATACGCCCGATGAACAACGACGTTTCCTTCAAACGGCCCGAATACATCGAGGCTTTGGATCGCTGGCTTACTGTGCGCGACGTCTGTGCTGGCCAGCACCGTGTTGTTGACCGGCTGCCTTACATCAACCGACACGACAAGTCAGAAGAGAACGTCGAGCGCAACAATGCGTACCGCGAGCGCGCGGTGTTCAAGAACGCCACCGGCCACACCCGAAACGGGCTGATTGGTTTGGCGTTCCACAAAGACCCCACGCTAAAGGTCCCCAAGAACCTTGAATACCTGCAGGACAATGCCAACGGCGCAGGCGTGAGCATCTATCAGCAGTCGCAAGGCTCGCTTGAGAAGGTCTTGGAAGCCGGTCGTCATGGTCTGTTCGTGGACTTCCACGAGGACAGCGGCATCGGTGGGCATTCGGTCATCCTCACTTACACGGCTGAAGACGTCATCAACTGGCGCACCGGCATGGTGGACGGCCACAACGTCCTGATCATGGTCGTCCTTCGTGAGATGAACGAAGAGGCGGATGGGTTTGGGCTCAAGTGCACGGAGCAGTTTCGCGAGCTGGCCCTGGACGAGACTGGACTGTACGTCTGTCGCGTATGGCGTCGTAAAGGCCCGCGCGGCGGTGGCCCTCTTGAGGTGGTGGAAGAGTACATGCCAGCCGGGAAGGGCGGACGTCTCAAGGAGATCCCTTTCACGTTCATCGGCGCCCAGAACAACGACCCAAGCATTGACGAGTCGCCGCTGTACGACATCGCGATGATCAACCTCGGGCATTACCGGAACAGCGCTGACTACGAGGACAGCGTGTTCTGGTGCGGCCAGGCTCAGCCGTGGATCAGCGGCGTCGACGATCAATGGCTCGAGATGGCACGCAAAGAAGGCGTTTACGTCGGCTCCCGCGCTCCGATCCCCGTGCCAGCCGGCGAAACCTTTGCTTTTGCCCAACCCCAGCCCAACACGTTGGTGAAAGAGGCGATGGCCGACAAGAACCAGATGATGATCGAGCTGGGCGCGCGCATGGTTGTGTCGTCAATGACGGCCAAGACGGCGACAGAGTCGAGAGGCGACCAGTCTGCGTCCACGTCGGTGCTCGCAATATGCGTATCCAACGTCAACGAGGCCTATACCCGGGCTCTGGGTTGGTGCGCTCAGTTCGTGGGTGCCTCCGGCAAGACGGCTTACCTGGTCAACCAGGAGTTCGTCGAGCTCAGCGCGGACCCGCAGATGATCACCGCGCTTGTGCAGCTATGGCAGAGCGGCGGATTCGCCAAAGCCGATCTGCGCGGGTACCTGCGCAAGTTGGGGCTGATCGCACCGGAGCGAACCGACAAGCAGATAGACGGAGAGCTTCAGGAGCAGACCGACAACCTCGGCCTGGATGATGACGAGGACTTAAACGATGGCCGTCAACCAAGCGGTACTTGATGCCACGATCCGGCACTCGGTGTTTCTGGAGCAACTGAAAGCTGGAGAGGTCGAGAAATTCGCTCCTTTCCTCAAGGAGATCGATCGGGCGGTGCGCGAGCAGCTTACCAATGCCGACCTGAGCGAGTACAACATCAAGCGGCTGAACCAGCTGCTCGACGAGGTCGACAGCCTTCTGCTCGGCATCTTTGATCGCTATACCACGACGCTGAATCTTGATCTGATCGACCTGGCCAACTACGAGGCTCAGTTCGAAGCGACGGCGCTATCCCGGTCCGCGCCTGTGGGTGTCACCTTTGATGCAGTGGTACCGCCAGCACGCGCGATCCGCTCGGCGGTGCTCAACAACCCGCTCAGCGTGCGCAACAACGGCGGCGGCAAGCTGCTGGAGCCGTTCATCAAGGACTGGGCAACTACCGAGCGCGAGCGCGTCAGTGGTGCAATCAGGCAAGGATTCTTCGAAGGGCAGACGAACTTTCAGGTCATCCGCAAGCTTCGCGGCACCAAGGCTGCTGGGTACAGCGACGGGATATTGGCAACGACCAAGCGCAATGCGAGTGCCGTCGTACATACCGCTGTGCAGCATGTGGCCTCGCAGGCCCGGATGGAGACGATCAAGGCCAATCCTGATGTGGTCGCCGAGATTGAGATCGTCGCCACACTCGATAGCAAAACAACACAGACCTGCAGGTCGATGGATAAGCGCCGCTTTCCAGTCGATTCCGGGCCGCGACCACCGTTTCACGTCAGGTGCCGGACGACCTTCGTGCCTGTGACCAAATGGACCAAGTTCCTCAGCAAGGATGCTACCCGCGCCTCGGTGGGGCCGAACGGCGGAGGGCAAGTGGCGGCCGATCTGAGCTATTACGATTGGCTCAAGCTCCAACCTTCGGCGTTTCAGGATCAGGCGCTTGGCCCGACCCGCGCCAAGCTGTTCCGCGATGGCGGGCTGACGCTTGAGCGCTTCTCTGAGCTGCAGCTCGACCGCAACTTCAAGCCGCTGACGTTGGACCAGATGAAAAAGCTTGAACCGCTGGCTTTCGAGCGTGCCGGCTTAATCTAGCCAGATTTGCTCGCTTGGGCTGGCCCACTTCGACATATGTTTTTTCAAGCACTGGGAACTTGAAACCTCACACGATTGCCTTCATGTTGCTTAGGTCATCATTACGGAATTAACAAAATGAAGTTCGGACAAGAAAAGCTTCAGGCCACACCGGAGCAATTGCAAAGACTTATTCGACTCCACAATATGCGTGGCAACTTCAGCATGTCCGATCCTGATCGCAAGGAGCTATTTACGCGACTCGCTGCCAGCGAACGTCAGGAGTATTATGGAATCGTTTCTGAGGTATTCGAGCGGCATGAAGATTCAAAAATCTTCTCAGTAGGGGCTTTGGTGAAGATTTTTGCCATACCGCCTGCACATGTTTTTGAAGCCTCTCATCGATTAATTAAAGACCTGCAATACCTTTACGGATATGTAGCGATCGTTTCTGGTGCCGGAATTTTTGGCGCAGATATCTATTTTATTGATCATGGCCCGCTCAAGCTCGCTGCCGCTGCTGAAGAGTTTTCAAAGCTGAATATTCTCAAGTAGTCCAACAGCTACAAAACAAACCTCGGCAAACGCCGGGGTTTTTTTATGCCCGCGAAGCGGGTATCTCAAACCCAAGGGGTGCATCACCGTGGCAGAAGAAAACGAAATCGACCTGGAAGACCCGGCAATCAAGGCCGCTATCGCGACTGCCGTTGAAGCATCCGTTTCGGGTCTGAAAACCAAAAATACCGAGCTGCTGGGGAAGTTGAAAGACACCTCCACCAAGCTGACTCAGTTTGAAACCCAGTTTGAAGGCATCGACATCGACGCCGTCAAAGGGCTGCTGAGCCGCGCAGGTCAGGACGAGGAAACCAAGCTGCTGACCGAGGGCAAGGTGGACGAGGTGTTCAACAAGCGCACCGAGCGTCTGCGCGGTGACTATGAAAAGCAGTTGAAGGCAATCAGCGAGCGCGCGACGAAGGCTGAAACATTCGCCGCCAAGTTTCAGGGCAAGGTCCTGGGCGACTCGGTGCGCGGCGCGGCCCTAAAAGCCGGCGCGCTGCCTGAAGCAACTGACGACATCATCCTGCGCGCCAAAGGCGTGTTCTCACTGAACGAAGAGGGCGAAGCGGTCGCCGTTGATGAGTCTGGTCAGACCATTCTCGGCAAAGACGGCAAGACCCCTCTGACCCCGCTCGAATGGGCGGAATCCTTGCGCGAAAGCGCTCCTCACCTGTGGCCAAGGGCCTCGGGTACGAATGCCCCGGGCGGGGGTGGCGGCCAGGCTGCACTTAAGCGCTCCGAAATGACAGCCACGCAAAAGCGCGACTACCAGCGCAAGCACGGCCAAACCGCATACCTCAATTTGCCCAAGTAAGGGGATTCACCCATGGCAACAACTGTGAACAGCGATCTGATCATCTACAACGATGAGGCTCAGACCGCATATCTGGAGCGTGTTCAGGACAACCTGGACATCTTCAACGCGTCCTCCAACGGCGCAATCATCCTCGACAACGAGCTGATCGAAGGCGATTTCCGCAAACGTGCCTTCTACAAGCTGGCAGGTTCGCTGGATCACCGTGACGTCAACTCCGAAGCCAAAGTCGTCGCCAAGAAAATCGGCGCCGGTGAGGCAGTCGGCGTCAAGGCTCCGTGGAAGTACGGTCCGTACCAGACGACCGAAGAGGCGTTCAAGCGTCGCGGTCGCCCGGTAGACGAGTTCTCCCAGATCATCGGCCAGGACGTCGCTGACGCAACCCTTGAAGGCTTCGTGCAGTACGCAACTGCCGCACTGCGCGCCTCGATCGGCTCCAACCCTGCAATGGTCGTTGAGGCCAGCATCGAGACCGACGGCAAGAAGACGCTGACTCGCGGCATGCGCAAGTTCGGTGACAAATTCGGCCGTATCGCGCTGTGGGTCATGCACTCTTCGGCTTACTTCGACATCGTCGACGAAGCCATCACCAACAAGCTGTACGAAGAGGCGGGTGTCGTGATCTATGGCGGCCTGCCAGGCACTCTGGGCAAGCCGGTACTGGTTACCGATACCGCTCCGGTTGACGTGATCTTCGGCCTGCTGCCAAGCGCAGTGACCATCACCGAATCCCAGGCGCCGGGCTTCCGCTCTTACGAAGTCAACGATGAGGAAAACCTCGGCATCGGCTACCGCGCTGAAGGCGTCGTGAACATCGATGTTCTGGGTTACAGCTGGAAGGAAACTGCCGGCGGCGCGAACCCATCGCTCGCTGCTGTCGGCTCGTCCGCCAACTGGGTCAAGCACTCTGCCAGCGACAAGGTCACTGCTGGCGTGATGATCGAACTCACTCCGGCTGCATAAGCCATCCGACAGGTGCGGTCAGAAATGGCCGCCAGGGAGAACATCATGGAACTCGTTTATAGCAACCAGCGCGGCGACTTCGATCCTAACAAGCGCTATCGCAACCCGGATCTGTTCCGGAACGTCGAACGCGGCGTGACCAAGGTCACCGTGGTTGGCGATTACCCGGAAATTGTCGATGCCTACAAGGCGGTCGAGATTGAGGTGGAGATCGAGACACGCAAGACGCCGGTGAAAGGCAAGGCCAAGGCCGCTGACAAAACTCCTGCAAAGCCGGGCAAAGGCCCAACCAAGCCTGAGTCCAACGGCACCCAGAAGGATGGCACCAAGGAAGAACCGGTCTACATCCCCAAGCTGGAAGCAGATAACCAGTGGATCATCATCACCCGCGACGGTGTACGATTCAGCGACTTTGCTGGTGATGAAGCTCAGGCCAAGGCCGAAGCAGATCGCCTGAACGAAACCAAGGAATAAGTCATGCTCATCATCGAGGACGGCACCGGCGTACCGGGTGCTGAAAGCTACGCCACTGCCGCTGAACTGGTCATTTACGCCGGGAAATTCGGTGTGGCCATTCCCGCTGAAGAGGCTGCGCAAGAGGCTGTTTTGCGACGGGCCGCCTTGGTGATGGACGGCATGACCTGGAAGGGACGCAAATCCACCGGCGATCAGGCACTGTCCTGGCCTCGCCGGGAGATTCGCCTGGATGGTGAGAACAAGCCGGAGCGGTACCTCCCGGCACGCATTCAGTACGGTCAGATGGCTCTGGCCGCAGAGATTCATGCCGACGACATTGATCCTATCGACAAGCGTAAGGGCGCGGTCACGAAGGAAAAGGTGGACGGCGCGGTAGAGCGTGAATACGCGACCATCAGCAATACGAGCAAGCGGCTGCTGCCTGCTGCGCCGGACAGGCCCAGCGCTACGCAGTTTGCAGACTATCTTCAACGACGCGGGCTGTTTGCAGTGCGCGCCTGATTGACTTGGAGCCACCATGGCCTTCTACGATGAGATGGCTGTGATGGCCCTCGATCTGATTACCGAATACGGCCAGGCAGTCACCATCCGCGATGCAATCAAGGGCGGCTATAGCCCGGCGACCGGCACCACATCACCAGATACGGTCACGGAGAGAACCGCCCGGGGCATCCTGCTCGACTTCACTGGGCAGGAGTTCCAGACCAATACCCTGATCAAGGTAGGCGACAAGAAGCTGAAGATTGCCGCTCGAGGCTTGAGTGAGCCACCGACGCTGCTCAGCAAAGTGGTGGTCCAGGGTCGCACCTGGTCGATCATTCCACCGCTGAAAGAGATCAACCCGGCAGGCACACCACTGCTCTACGAGCTGCAGGTGCGCTCATGAGTCTTGCAGGTGCTGGTCAGTCCGGCAGCTTCGCCCTCGACCTCGCCAGGTTTGCCGAGCAGGCCAAGGAAGCGGTCGATGTCAGTCTTCGCGAGATCATCATCGAGATCGGCAGCAGCGTCATCCGGATGTCTCCAGTGGGCAATCCTGAGATATGGGCGGCCAACCTGGCGTTTCGTGATGCCAACACCCGCGCAGCCGACGAATACGACTTCAAGGTTTCCCTGCGCAATACGGTCATCAACCTGACAGAGTCGAACTTCACGAAGTCCGGCAAGCTGAAGCGAGGCGTGAAATACGCCAAGCCGTTGACCAAGACCGAGCGTGTCCAGAACTTCAACGTCAACGGACTCGTAGCTGGCCAGGATTACGTCGGTGGCCGGTTCCGTGGCAACTGGATGTTCGGGATTGGCGCGCCGGATGGCACGACTACAGAAGAGGTCGATCCCACTGGCAGCAAGTCCACGGCGCGCATCTTCAACGGTGTGCTGGAATTCCACGCCGGCGACGTCGCCTACATCACCAACAGCCTGCCGTACGCCATCCCGCTGGAATTCGGGCATTCGACCCAGGCACCGGGCGGCATGGTCCGAATCACCGTGGCGCGTTTCCAGCAGATCGTTGAGGCGGCCATCAGGAATCATCAGGTATGAGCCACAAAATTATCCGCTCACTGTTTGAGCAGAGACTCACGGTGTGGGCGGGTGGGCGCAACCTGAGGATCGCCTATCAGGGCGTCGGCTTCACACCAGAGACAGACGAGACGTATCTGGCAGCGTTCATGCTTCCGGCCGGGACCGGTACCGACACCTTGTCGGGTGATCACCGTGTCTATACCGGCGTGTTTCAGGTCAACGTTGTCACTCCAGCAGGCAATGGGACTGGCGAAGCTGAGGGCCTTGTCGACGACATTGCCGCTCTGTTCCCCGCGTATCTCAGGCTCAAGCAAGACGCGTTCGAGGTGCTGGTGCTCACGCCGATAGAACCTGGGCCACCGATCACCGGTGACAGCACGCTGACAGTCTCTGCCTCGTTTCAGTACCGCGCCGATACCAACTAATTCGCCCATTGGGCAAACCCAGAACCCGCCATTGAGCGGGTTTTGTCATTTCTGCACAGAGGAAAACCAACATGGGCTTCAGACTCCCCAACGGCGCAACCCTTCAGATCGCCTCCGCATATGGCGCGGCAATCCCGGTAACTGCGCTGAGCAATGCAAATCCGGCTGTTGCCACTGCCGCTGCGCACGGCCTGGCTGACGGTGACATCATCGCCGTAACGTCGGGCTGGACTCGCCTGAATGATCGAGCCACTCGCGTCTCCAAAAGCCTGAGCGGTACGTTTGCGCTGGAAAACATCAACACCACCAATCTGCAGCCATACCCAGCTGGTTCAGGCACCGGCTCAGTGCGCAAGGTGACCAGCTTTGTCGAGGTGCCCCAGATCACCGAGGTAAACACCAGTGGCGGTGACCAGCAGTTTCTGACCTTTGGCTTCCTCGCCGACGACGATGATCGTCAGATGCCAACCACCAAAAACCCGATCAGCATGTCGTTTACCGTGGCGGATGATCCAGACCTTCCCTATGTGGCTGTGGTGGAGGCTGCCGACGACGACAAGCAGGCGCGTGTGCTTCGTTTGAATCTGCCGGGCGGTAGCAGCATCGTTTACAACGCTTATGTGTCCATCACCACGACGCCGACGCTGGGCCGAAACAACCTCATGACCCGCGTTATGACTCTGTCACTGGCCGGCCGTCCAACCCGTTACTCCGCAGTGGTGGCGTAACCCATGGCCAAGATCAAGATCGCTCAAAACCCGACCTTCAAAGCGCCGGTGATGATACCTCGCATCGGCGAAGCGCCGGTGAAGGTGGAATTTGAATTCAAGTACATGGACCGTAAGGCGCTTGCCGAGATGTTCGAGCGCTGGAACACGGCCCGCTCCGATCTGAACGCCAAGCGCATCGACGACGGCATCACCTGGCAGGAAGTGACGGCCTCAGAGATCGCTCTGCAGGTCGAGCAGATCAAGGACGTTGTGACTGGCTGGTCCTTCGACGACAAGTTCACTGACGAAGCCGTAGCCGCGCTGGTTACCACTTGCGTCGGTGCGCCCCAGGCAGTTATCGATGCGTACCAATCGGCCTACGACCCGGCACGCCTGGGAAACTGAAGGCGGCGGCCCGTGCGCTGTATGAGCACGGGCCGTCGGAGCAGGAACTCGCCGCCTTCGGTATGACCTTGGCTGACATTCCCGTCGAAGAGGTCGAGGTCTGGCCTGACTCGTGGAAGGCATTCCGTCTGTTCGAATCGCTCTCCACTCAGTGGCGGACCGGGCCGGGCGGCGCATCCGGTCTCGACTATGCCGCCATCCCTGCCACGGCTCACATGGCGGGCATCAAACGGCACGAACTACCTGGCATCTTTTCCGACCTCCGCACGCTGGAAGTCGAAGCATTGCTCGTGATGAGCGAATCGAAATAACGGAGCGCTCATGACGACCATTGCAGAACTCGGGATCAAGGTTGATTCCGGCGATGCCGCGCAGGCCGCTACCGATCTGGACAAACTGGCCGCCGCTGGTGCGCGGGCAGAGAAGGCTGCTGATGGGGTTTCCTCGGGCTTTGACAAAGCGACATCAGCAGCATCGGGCCTGTCAACGGCTGAGGGAAAGCTCAACGAAACAACGGACCAGGCGATCGCTCGCCTCACAGCGATGGCCAAGGCTTCGCTGGATTCGAGCGAGTACTACCAGCGCCTGACAACTAGTGTCACCGGAAACACGGCGGCTGTGGACGCCTCAAGCTCTTCTGCCAGCAGCCTGGCAGCGCTTCGGCGTCGATTGCAGGCTGATTCTGATGCCCTTGTGGGGTCGACCGACCAACTTGCCGAATCGACCAAGAAGGCAGCAGCCGCTACCGGCATTGAGGCTGAAGGGCTCCAGGCGCTGCTGGGTAAAATCAACCCTACGCTCACAGCGCTCGGCAAACTTGATGAGCAGCAGGCACAGCTCCAGAAATACAAGAACGCCGGGCTCATCGATACCGATACGTTCAAGGAGTACTCCACCCGGATTGATGCGTCCCGTCAGAAGCTTGGTGATTTCAGTGAGACGCTCAAAAAAACCACCTCATCGTCGGCTCAAACTGAGCAGGCGCTGAAGCAGCTGCCCGAGCAATTTACCGACATCTTCACCAGTATCATCGCGGGACAAAGCCCGCTGCTGGTTTTGCTGCAGCAGGGCGGACAGATCAAGGATTCGTTCGGCGGCATCGGGCCAACGCTCGATGTGCTGGGCAGCAAGATCAAATCCATCCTCGGTATTGGTGGGACCGTTGGTGCGGTAGGTGAGGCGTTCGAGAGTGTTGGTACTGGTGCCAAAGCGGCTGCCGATGGAGCTGAAGCGGCAGGTGAAGGCCTGGGTGCCATGGCCGAGGGTGCAAACACGGCCGCTGACGCTGCGAAGAATGCCAAGGAGGCTGCTGGAGCGCTTAACTCAGCAACTCCACCCCTCACCGCTGGGTTTGGTCTTGTAGTCGGTGGCGCGGTTGCTGCTGCCGCAGCTATTGGTGCGTTGATCTACGGCTACAGCCAGGGCACTAAGGAAACTGACAACTTCAGCAAGGCGCTGATTCTGACAGGCAGGGTCGCAGGCACTACTTCCGGCAATCTGTCGGTAATGGCGCGACAAGTTTCGGCGGTCAACGGGACTATTGGCGAGGCGGCTGCATCCCTCGCACAGATCGCGAGCAGCGGAAGTATTGCCAGCGGCAGTTTCAAGACGGTGGCCGATGCCGCTGCGGCAATGGAGGATGCAACTGGCAAGTCAGTTGAGAAGACCGTCGCTGAGTTTGCCAAAATCGGAAAGGACCCTGTTGCTGCCGCAAAGGATCTGAACGACCAATACAATTTCCTTACTGCGTCCGTTTATTCTCAGATCGTAGCTCTGAAAGAGCAGGGCGACACCATTGGCGCTGCCAAGCTGCTGACCGATTCCTATGCCGATGCGATCAATGACCGCTCAGGTGAAATTACAAAGAATCTCGGGCTATGGGAGCGTGGATGGAAGGCTGTAGGTGACTCGGCAAAAGCAACGCTCGACTCGGTCAAGAATATTGGCAGAGAGCAGGACGATGCGCAGAAAATCGTCGCGCTGCAGCAGAAGGCTGCCTATGCCCAAAGCCAGTTAAATTACGATCCAACAGACACCGATGCGGCTCAGCGCCTCGGCACCGCAAAGCAGGAACTGGCGTTCCTTACCCAGCAGCGCGAAACACAGGCGGCGATCGCGGCCGCTAAGGGTAACGAGGCGCAGCGCCAGAAAGAGGGTATTGCTGCCGAGCAGCGTCTCAAGCTGATCAGTGATTCCAACCTCACCAACGCTGAGAAGCGCGACAAGCTGACTAAAGCCTACCTGCGCGATGTTGAGGTGCTGAAGAAGGCCAACCCGGACGACCCTAAAGTCCAGTCTGACTATGTCGCCAAGACCCTGCAAAACATCAAGGATAAAAACAAAGACCCTGCCAAACCTGCTACAGCGATCGACCTGACTGCATTCAACGCTGCGCAAAATCAGCTGAAGTCGATCACCGGCTATTACGACGGCATCCAGAAGGAACTGGACGCATCGCAGAAAGCTGGACTGGTGTCTGCCGAGTCCTATGCCAGCCAGCGCGCGGCCATCATCGAGCAGCAAAAGGGCGATGTCACATCGGCTTATGAGGCAGAGATAACGGCTCTGGAGGCGGCTAAGGGAAAGGCCTCGACCAGCGCTGAGCAGCGCATCCAGCTTGACCAGAAGATCGCCGATGCACGCACCTCAATGGTGGAAGCCCAGAAGAAGGCCGAGACCGAGCAGGAAGTTCTCGCTACGGCAGAGAAGGGCCGGCTTGAGAAGCAGCGGTTAGCTGTTTCCGCCTATACCAGCGCTTTGGAGCAGCAGGTCAAAACGCTGCGCCAACAGGGGCAGCGCTCTGCTGCAACGCTTGGCATGGGCGATCGCCAGCGTGGGCTGACGGACCAGCAGAACTCCGTAGATGACCGGATTAACCAGCAGAAGGTCGAGCTGGCTAACCAATACGGTGATGGCTCTCGGGGGATGAGCCTCGACGAGTACAACCTGAAACTGGCAGCGCTCAACAAGAACCAGCAGGATCTGCGCGACACGGTTCAGGCCAACTATGACGACATGACCGTTGCCCAGGGCAGCTGGAGTGCTGGCGCATCATCGGCCTTCCAGAACTATCTGGAATCGGCCAGGGACGTCGCCGGACAGACCAAAAGTCTGTTCACGAGTGCGTTCAGCAGCATGGAGGATTCGGTCGCCAACTTCGCGATAACTGGCAAGGGGTCGTTTTCAGACTTTACCAAATCAATCTTGGCCGACATGGCAAGGATTGCTACCCGTCAAGCAAGCTCAGCGCTGCTGAGCAGTCTGGTAGGTGCTGCCACCAGCTATTTTACTGGCGGCACCGGCAACGGGCTTGCATCAGGCTCGGCAGGCGCTATCTCATCAAACGCTGGCGCGAGCGCGGCAGGCTACGGCAACTCAGCATTGAGCGGCTGGTCAGGAGTGGCCCAGGCCAAAGGCGGCGCATGGTCCAAGGGCGTGCAGATGTTCGCCAACGGTGCCGCGTTCACCAACAGCATCGTCAGCAAGCCAACTGCGTTCGGTATCGCTGGTGGAGGTGTGGGAGTGATGGGCGAGGCGGGTGACGAAGCGATCATGCCGCTCACCCGCACTGCCGGTGGCCAGCTCGGCGTCCGCGCGCTGGGCGGGGGCGGCAGCAGCGGAAGCAACACCTACAACTTCCCGGTCTCGGTATCTGTCCAGACGTCTGGCGACTCGGGCAGCTCAAGCACGCAGGAAGCGTCCACACAGCTCGGCAAAGGCATTCAGCAGGCGGCAAAAACCGAGGCCGAGACTGCAATCGCTCGCGCGCTGCAACCTGGCGGTTCGATCTGGAGGCTCACAAATGGCAGGTAATCATGGCGATTGAAACCTTCACCTGGCCTACCCAGCACGGAGACGCGCCCGATATCACCTATCGGGTGCGCACCTCCAAGTTTGGTAACGGCTACAAACAGGACGTCGGTGACGGGCCAAATAATAAGGAGGACTCATACCCGATCACATTCACCGGCACAAAGGAGAGGGTTCTGAAGATCATGCAGTTCCTCGACAAGCACGCCGGAGCGAAAGCGTTCCTCTGGACCACGCCGCTCGGCCAGCTCGGTCTGTTCACCTGCAAAAATCCCGTGCCCACCCCAATGGGTGGCAACGTATTCAAATTGACGGCCACGTTCGACCGGGCCTTCCACCCTTAAGGACATCTCATGCCGTTGATTGCTGACATCCAGGCGCTTGAGCCAGGCAGCGAAGCATTGCTGTTTGAGCTCGATGGCTCTGATTACGGCGCAGACATTTTGCGCTTCCACGGTCATGCCATTCCGCACACTGCCGCTGAATTGATAGCAGTCGGCCTTGAAGCTGATCAGCTGCCCGCCAAATCAATCTGGTGGCAAGGCAATGAGTATGGGGCCTGGCCCATGCAGATTGACGGCATTGAAGCGAATGGCGACGGTACGGCAGTCCGGCCCACGCTTTCCGTGGGTAACGTCAACGGGCGCATCACGGCGCTCTGTTTGGCATTCGAGGATTTGCTCGACTTCAAACTGACGATGCGGCATACGCTCGGCAGGTATCTGGACGCAGAGAACTTCCCTGGCGGCAACCCCGACGCTGATCCGACTCAGGAATCTATCGAGGTCTGGTACCTGGATCAGAAAGCCAATGAGGACGGTGAAACGGTCAGTTGGGAGCTGGCCAGCCCAGGCGACGTTGGCGGCGAATCGATCGGCCGGCAGATGACCACGCTTTGTCACTGGTGCCTCACCGGTGGATATCGCGGGCCGAACTGCGGCTACACCGGGCCATACGTCGACAAGGACGGGCAGCCCACCGATAACCCTGAACTTGATGTCTGCGATGCTACGTTGACGCGCGGCTGCACGCCGCGCTTCGGGGCTGGCAACGAAGTACCCTTTGGCGGTTTCCCCGCCGTATCCCTGATCGCGCGGAGCTGACCATGCTGAAATACATCCTGGCGGCCGTGCAGGCGCATGCGGCGGCTGAGTACCCGCGCGAGTGCTGCGGGTTGCTCCTGAGCGTGGGGCGAAAGCAGCAGTACTTTCTTTGCTCCAACTCGGCGACCGATCCAAACGAAGAGTTCCGCATCAGCCCCGACGATTACGCAGCGGCGGAAGAACTGGGCGCCATCATCGGAGTTGTCCACTCGCACCCCGACGCGACCAGCAGGCCGTCACCTCGCGACCTGGCGATGTGCGAGGCGACAGAGCTACCGTGGCATATACTGAGCTGGCCCGAGGGCGACCTGCGGACCATCGTGCCCACCGGCAATACGCCGCTATTGAAGCGACCCTTCGTGCATGGAGCCTGGGATTGCTGGCAGGTCTGCGCCGATTGGTACAAGCGCGAGTTCGGTCTTGAGTTCGAGGCCTTCAAGCGCACAGACGGATGGTGGGAAAGTGATGAGGCGGAAAGCCTGTACGAATCCAACTATGAGGCGGCTGGCTTTGTCAGAGTCGATAAGCCGCAACGCGGCGACATGCTCGTGATGGAGGTTGGCCGGACGAAGCATCCGAACCACGCTGGCATCTATCTTGGCACCGACGCTTCGCTACCCGAAGAGGACAGCGGCGTGTTTGGCCCCGGGCCTTTCCTGTTGCACCACCTGTACGGTAGACCATCCGAAATCATTGTTTTCGGTGGTCCTTGGCTGGACAGGAAGCGCCTGATCCTCAGGCACAAAGACGCACAATCAGGCAAATGATTAGGCGAAGCCTTTGGAGGTGAGCGTGATAGAACTATCGGACTGGCTTACCGCGCAAAACCTCGCGGATCTCGCGAGGTTTGCGGGTAGGTCACCTCAGGAGCTGGGGGAGGTCATCGTCACTGACTCGATGACGCATGCGGCCATGGAATACATTTACAGCCTGCATGACCCTTTAATGTCCACTCATATGCTGGAGGAGGTATTCCGTATTATGTCTGTTCTTCAGCCGCTGGCTCGGGAACACTCTGTGTTGCCCTCTTCACCTTCTCAAACATCTCGTCAACAACTCTCATAACGTGAGGAACCCCTTCGTCTGGGAGGCCTGAGGCGATCAGGCCGGTGATAGTTCCAGTCAACCCTGATATTTGGTGGAGGCCAAAAGCAATGTCGCGTAGATTTTCAAGCGTATAAACCTTTTCACTGTCGCTTGGCTTTTTTGAAAGCGTGTTTCGTATCAGTGCCGCATCAGTGCCTGGCTCTGAGGGGTTCCACTGCCAATGAGCCACCTCGTTTCTGTAGGCTGATAGCTTTCGATAATTACGCATCACTTCCTGAATTCTTTCGCGAAGCAGTGGATTTATATCATCCGCCTTGTGGGCTATCGCAGAAATGAAGTCAGCCATTGACGATCCCTTCAGTTTCAACTGCTGGATGAGCACAAGGTTGGTTGTTTCATTGGTCTTGGTGAGCGCTCTCATTAGGGCAGCAAGCATCGGGTCGCAGTTAGCGTGGGCTATGACGATTTCTCCGATCTCCTGCTTCATTCTGTCGTTCGGGCCTGAAATAACCCCATAGTTAGGATCGATACTCACATTGACCTCCCAGGCCACAATACCCCGGTCCATGAGCTTGCATGCCGTGACCGGGAAAACCCTTTTATCTACCGATTTTGTCGAGAGCTTCGCTCAGCGCGGAAATGGCAGCTAGAGCCCATACGTGATGCTGCTCTGTGCTGTGGCCAAGCGTCACGTCGTATCCGAGCATTGACGATGCGTGAGAGCGCAGACTCTCAATATTTTCACCAGCGTATGGGGCACGCTCTTTGAAATAGTCATCCAAGTTCTTCACAAGGATTGATATCGCCCCGAAGGCCGCAGCACGCTGAAACAGATCGTCGGTCCCGCGCGCGGCGCTGAGAAGATCCTCTATTTTATCGAGAGCCTGTTTTGGATCGTTCATAAGTTTGTCTCGTTGGGTTAGCCTCAAGCGAGGCAAGACGCTACTACTCGAACTGTTCTGACGCCACTGGCATTCCATCCACGCTGGATGGGCGACCAGGTCAGTGCTAGTCTTTGGTTCTACTCATGGAGGGATCATCATGCGAATGTTAATAGGGACTCTGTCGTTGGCGCTGCTTGCCGGCTGTTCTAGTGCACCAATATCCGTTGGCCAAGCGGAGCCTGTGCCAGCTGACGAGCTTTATGCTTATCAAACGAAACCTGCCGGTGATAGCGGGAAAGTTACAGTCATTCGAGACAAGGACTTGGTTGGGTCGGGCTGCGATATCGTTGTCTACGTGGATGGTCGCAAGGCTGCCAAGGTAGGAACTGGTCAGCGCGTGAGCTTTTACCTGAAGACTGGTAGTCCAAGTATTGGTGTAGGTCTTGCAGAGTCTGGATTATGCGCAGGCGCAGCTGTCAGGACTATATCTGCGAACGTGCAGAACGGGCATGAGAGCATTTACAGGATTACTGGTGATATGGGTGGTTTTTATGTTGGCCCCTACGTCGAATACCAATGAGTCAATCTTTTCAAAAGGCCGCCTCCGGGCGGTTTTTTATTGCCCGGAGAAACACATGGCAGCCATTCACTACTCACCCATGAGCACGATCAAGCTATCAGGATCGCTCGCCCGCAAGTTCGGCCGAGTTCATCGCAGACAGATTGACTCAGGACAGACCTGGGAAGTCTTCAAGGCATTGAAGGCAACGCTTGAGGGTTTCGCTGACGAGATCCGACGCCTTGACCGACTGGGCATGCGCTTCGCGATATTCCGTAACGGTAAGAACGTCGGAGAGGACGGCTTTGGCCTAGGCGGATCACGTGAGGTGCGTGTAGTGCCCGTTATTCATGGCAGCAAGCGAGCCGGTGTGCTCCAGACCGTTTTGGGTGTGGCACTAATCATTGCGTCGTTTTTCGTCGCGCCGGGCTCTCAGCCTGCGTTCTTGGCGGCAGGTATCGGCTCAGCTGCTGGCGGCGTAATCCAGATGCTCAGCCCCCAGGCCTCCGGACTGAAACAGAGCGCATCACCGGAAAACTCCCCGTCCTACGCATTCGGCAGCGCCAAGAACACCACGGCCAGCGGCAACCCGGTCCCGATCTGCATCGGCGAGAGGCGTTGGGGCGGGGCGATCATTTCGGCCTCGATTTACGCAGAAGACAAAACGTAACCACTTTTGCGAGACCACGCCGCCCGAGAGGCGGTTTTTTTATGCCTGGAGAAAAGCATGGGCGCAGCACTGAAGATCGATATCCACGGTGAAAAAGGCGGCAGCAGCAGTCCGAAGTCGCCGACCGAGGCCTCCGATAGCCTGCGCTCCACCAACTTGGCAAAACTGCTCATCGCTGTGGGCGAGGGCGAGTTCGAAGGCACGCCAACGGCTGCCGACATCTACCTCGACAACACGCCGATCAACGATGCCAGTGGCAACGTCAATTTCCAAAACGTGAAATGGGAATGGCGCACCGGTTCAGTTGATCAGTCGTACATTCCTGGCATTCCGTCGATCGACAACGAGACGACAGTCAACGTCGAGCTGCGTAATGACTCGCCATGGGTTCGTTCGATCACCAACACTCAGCTGTCGGCCGTGCGCGTGCGCTTGGCGTGGCCCGCGCTCCAAAAGCAAGACGATAATGGCGTGGGCGGCTACCGTATCGAGTACGCCATCGACGTGGCGACTGACGGCGGGAGCTACAAGCAGGCACTGCTGGAGGCCGTTGACGGCAAGACCACCACCCGCTACGAGCGATCGCGCCGCATCGATTTGCCCGCCGCGACATCAGGCTGGCAGATCCGTGTTCGTCGCCTGACCGCGAACCAGAACACCAACAAGATCGCCGACACCATGCTGGTCGCCGGGCTCACAGAGGTCATCGACGCAAAGCTGCGCTACCCGAACACGGCGCTGCTCTACATCGAGTTTTATGCTGAGCAGTTCACCAACATTCCCGCAGTGACGGTCAAGTGCAAAGCACGGAAATGGCAGGTGCCGAGCAATTACGATCCGTTCAACCGCACCTATTCGGGCGTGTGGGACGGCTCCATGAAAGAGGCATGGACCAACAACCCTGCCTGGGTGACATATGGCGTATGCACTCAAGACCGGTTTGGCCTCGGTAAACGCATCAAGCCGTGGATGGTCGACAAGTGGGAGCTGTATCGCATCGCGCAGTACTGCGATCAGGATGTCGCAAATGGGGTGGGCGGCGTAGAGCCCCGTTACCTATGTGATATGAACCTGCAGGGCAAGGTCAATGCCTGGTCCCTGCTGCGCGATATCTCCGGCATTTATCGGAGCATGACCTACTGGGCTCAAGGTCAGTTGGTTACCCAAGCTGATATGCCGCGCGCTCAAGACTTCGATTATGTCTTCACTCGCGCCAACGTCATCGGCGGTAAATTCACCTACGGCAGCGCTTCGGCGAAGACGCGCTATACCCGGGCAATCGTTGGCTACGACAACCCGGACAACAACTACGACACCGACGTTATTACGTTCGCCGACCCTGTGCTGCAGCGCCGTTTCGGCGACAAACCGACCGAGCTGACAGCGATCGGCTGCACGCGCGCTTCCGAGGGTCAGCGCCGCGGCAAATGGGTAGTGATGAGCAACAATCAAGACCGTACTGTGAGCTTCAGCACCGGTATGGAAGGCGCTATTCCGCTTCCTGGCTACATCATCCCAGTCGCTGATTCGCTGCTGGCCGGCCGCGAGATCGGCGGACGTATTGCGGGCGCTGCTGGAAAGGTAGTAACCCTTGATCGGGATACGCTCGCAAAGCCGGGCGATCGTCTGATCGTCAACCTGCCGAGCGGCCAGGCCGAAGGCCGGACCGTGCAGTCGGTGGCAGGTCGTGAGATCACCATCACCGTCGCGTACAGCGAGACGCCGACCACGCAGCTGCAATGGGCGCTGGACGCCGACGACTTGGCTATCCCTTTGTACCGAGTGCTGAGCGTCAAGCGCAGTGCGGAAGGCGAGTACGCAATTACCGCTCTTCAGTACGAGCCGAGCAAGTTTGCCTACATCGATACCGGTGCCCGGCTGGAAGAGCGTCCGATCAGCGTTATTCCGATCACCGTAGTGGCAGCGCCCGCCAGTGTATCGATCACCAGCACCACGGCGATCTCTCAAGGCATTGCGGTCACCACCATGACCATAAACTGGCCGGCTGTTTCTGGCGCGGTCGCTTATGACGTGGAGTGGCGCAAGGACAGCGGCAACTGGATCAAGGTGCAGCGCACCGGGACAACCAGCGTTGAGATCAATGGCGTCTATTCGGGCTCGTACCTGGCTCGCGTCCGCGCAGTGAGCGCCTACGACATTTCGTCTATCTGGCGAAATTCGATCCTCACACAGTTGAACGGAAAAGAAGGTCTGCCGCCGGCGGTGACCAGCTTGACCGCTGAAAGCCTGCTGTTCGGCATTGGCCTTAAGTGGGGCTTCCCTTCGGGTGCTGAAGACAGCCAGCGGACTGAGCTCTGGTATGCACTGGCGAACGATCTGAAAGCAGCCACCAAGCTGGCCGACCTGGCTTATCCACAGGCTGATTACGTCATGCAGGGCCTGCGCGCCGGGCAGACGTTCTTTTTCTGGGCACGCCTGGTGGATCGCACCGGCAACATCGGCCCGTGGTATCCATTGGTCAATGGCGTCGTTGGGACGGCAAGCGCCGATGCAACAGCAGTCCTCGAGCAGATCGTGGGCAAGCTCACCGAAAGCGCGTTCGGCAAAGACCTGCTTTCAAAAATTGAAAAGATAGAGAAAATCGACGGCAACGGTCCAGATTCGGTCAATGCCCGCTTGGCGATAGTCAGAACCGCGCTGAACGAGCAAATCGCTGATGTTGACGGTGCGCTGGCGGATGTCAGAGCCGAGCTGCAGCAGCAGATAGACAGCATCGCCGACCTTGCCGACTCCATGCCCTACAAACCAGACGGGATTTACAAGGCCGGGCAGGGCGTACTGGGCTCGGACGGCATCATCTACCAGGCCACGCAGAACGTACCGGTCAACACTCCGCCGCCGAACACCACCTACTGGCTGAACGTTGGCCAGGCGGTTGCCACGGCTGTGGGGTTGGCGTCTCGGGTGCAGACCGTCGAAACAAAGGTCACGTCCATTGAGGGCGTCAACACCGCGCAGGCGCAACAGCTCACCGGCCTGCAGACGTCTCTGGATGGCAAGGCCTCGTCCAGTAGCGTGCAGTCCATCGGCAACCGGGTAACCGACGCTGAGGGGAAGCTCACCAGCCAGGGCTCGGCGATCACCGGGCTTACCAACGCTCTACCAGGCAAAGCCAACGTTTCGACCGTTGATGCGCTGACCAACACGGTGAACCAGCAGGGAGGCGCGATCACCTCGCAAGGTCTGTCGCTGACAAATATCGCGGCCTCGATCGCTATGGTGGGCGGGCAGAACCTCGTCTACAACCCCTCGTTCGAGAAGCGCGGCACCATCGGTGCTGGTCTGATCGCAGAAGGGTGGGAAATTGGCGGTCCTGCTACGGGTATCGGTACGAGCTATGTGCAGTCCGGCATAGATCCTAAAGGCGTGGCTCAGCGGGTTGATTTCACTGGCCTGACTGCATCCACGTATATGGACGTAGTGCCAGCCCCTGCTAAGCGGCCCTCAGCAGCGCCGGGACAGCCGTTTACGTTTTTCGTGAATTTCCGAGCGACAGCAGGTCTTATCGTCAGGATTTTCCTGCAGCCCCTGAACTCTTCAAGCGCAGTGCTGCAGACCGTGAACTCGGTATCGATGGTCGCCACGGGCTCATGGCAACTACACAGTTTAACGATTGCCTCGTTGCCAGCTGATACCACCAACGTGCACATGATCACGCGAGTTTCTTCTGTCAATTCGCAGACCTCCGGGTTTTTGGAAGTAGACAGGGCTCAAGCTCAGATCACCGCGAAGGTGGAGGGGTGGAGAGACAACGCCGATACGCTGAAGGCCGAAGTGGCCGGACAGGCCGAGGCCACCAGCGCGCTCACCGCTCGCGTTACTCAGAACGAAACCAGCATCACCAGCGCCAGCAACCAGCTGGTGTCGCTGAGCAACAGCGTGGGCACGTCGGGCGGGCAGAATCTGTTCTTCAACCCGACGTTCAGCAAGGAAAGCGCGTCCGCCGGCACTGCTGAGGGTTGGATCACGGATTCAGGTGCATCAGGTGGCACTAGTGCGCCTTCGATCGTGCCGTCTTGGTTGGTCAGCTCCGAGAAAGCCCAGCGCCTTGATGTTACTGGCCTGAACCTCTCAAACAGTTATCGAGGCATCCGGGTATCCCCTGCGAACTACCGGCCAAAGGTCATGGCAGGTAACTCAGTGGTTGCGTCTTGCTACGTGCGCGCCACTGCAGGGTTGGTGTTCAAGATATTCATTCAGGGCGTGAACGCCGCAGGCACCGAAGCTGTGACCGTTTCGGGTCCTCTAATTGTGGCCACTGGTGGCACTCAGCGAATCGTCTACGACTACCCGAACCTGCCGGCCGGAACTGCCACTGTGCAGGCCTATTTCCGTCTGTACGGGTCGGACACGGTTGGCTCCGGTTTTGCCGAGTACACACGGGCGCAGCTCGAGGTGGGCACCACAGTCACCGGCTGGAGGGACAACACGGCTGTGCTCGCGTCAGAGCAGTCGGCGACCTCTGCCGCGGTATCGGGGCTTAGCTCCACGGTGACACAACAGGCCAACTCGATCAGCAGCGTGAGCGGCCGAACGACCAGCCTCGAAAACACCGTCAACAGCACCACCAATGGTCTGGCGACCAAAGCCTCTGCGTCAGCGTTGAGTTCGACTCAGTCAGCTGTAAGCCAACAAGGCCAGACGCTTACCGCACAGTCAACCCAAATTCAAGGACTGAACGCGAGCTTGGGTGACACGAACGCGAATGTCAGTAGCGTCAATCAAGCGCTGGCGAACGTGAACAACGTTCTAGCGTCCAGAGTTGATGCGATGGTCTCAACGGTTGGCAATGTAAGCGCCGCCATTCAAAGCGAAGCTACGACCAGGGCAAGTGCCGACGCGGCCATCGGGAGAAGTATTGATAGCCTAAGTGCATCCATGGGCACCGCTTATTCAGCAATCCAGAGCGAATCAGTCACCAGGGCAGATGCCGATGGTGCTTTGTCGCGTAGGGTCGATGATGTGCAATCAACCGCTGGCAACGCCAGTGCATACGCACAGCAGGCGATAAACACTGCGGCGTCTATAAATGGAAAGATGTCTAGTTCGTATACCGTGAAATTAGGTACGACGGCAAACAACATTCAATGGGCGGCAGGCTTTGGCTTAGGTCTTAGCAATGAGACTGGTGTTACTCAGTCTCAGTTCGTTGTTAGTGCTGACTCGTTCGTAGTTCTAAACGGTAACCCGAACAACGGAGCAGTTTTTTCTCCCTTTGCAGTCGAAAATGGACAGGTGTTCATTGCTGATGCGGTAATTAAAAAAGCCACCATCACTAATGCGCTGGTAGGGCAAAGTATCTACTCGTCGACATTTAACAATTTCGGACAGCCGTTAATGACCGCTGACTTCAATACAGGGCAGTTGACGATTCAAAACAGGACTAAGAGCGGAAGTTATTGCATCTTGAGAGAAGATGGTTTGTTCGCCGTGTCCGGTGGCGTCGTTCTTATGGAATTAACCTGGTAGAGGTTTAGTATGGCTGGCATGATCCTTCGCAACAAGCAAGGCCAAACAATAATGGACCTTACCATGAGTATCAGCCAGAACATGGGGTGGGTTGATACAGGGGGGGGCAATGGATCGGCGTCGTTACCTTCTGCTCCAGACGGTAAGGCGATGTACTATCACGTTGTACCTCTGGTCGATCTTCAGAGGGAGAAGGGTAAGCGTCCGGGGGTTACCTTGTCGGGTAACTCCCTGGCGTGGAACTACTCCTTTGCTCCGGGCTGGGGTTACTTCGCCGCGAATTGTCGAATATTTTTCGGGTACTTCTAATGCCGCTTATTTTCAGACGACCCAACGGCTCGCTTGTGTTCAACAGTGATTACGTGACGTATGGTTTGGTGAAAAGCGCCTACCTCTCTGCAGATGAGACATGGCCGAGGAAATACCTAAGAGGCTCTAACGTAGATCCTAACGACCCTAATAGTTATCAGGACTCGTTTCGGTCGGGTGATCAGATGTTTAGCGTCACGGTTAATGATGCTCAGTCACCCATGTGCTTTCTAACCGGAAAAGGAACGCTGCAGGGTAGCTACCGAAACGGAGATACCATGAAGTTCTTTTTCAGTGGTGCAGACTCCAATACCAAAGTTTACGTTTTTGACCTGATGCGTGATACTGCGGGTAGTCCACCATTTTTTAAAACTAGAAATGCTTCAGGTAAGATAACTTTCAACTCTCTTCAGACGCCTTTGAATGTTGCATATTCGATTCAGGCTCCACAGCCAAGTGCGACGGATAGGTATGGAAAATATCCATCGCCCTATAATGGGGGCAGTTGGCAGAGCATAAGAGCACAAACCGCAAACGTCGATCCTGTTGCGCACTTTGTGGTTGACGTGAGTTTGCCAGCAGGGGAATACGCAGCATATTTAAACTTCGCACGAAACTGCCTGGGTGTATGGGGTAGCCCGCTCACCAATGTAAACGGGCAATACGTGGGTATGTCAGAGGGTGCCTACGGCAGGTCCGGAGGCATCAGCTTTATGTTCGGCCCTGCTGGCGCAACAACAGATATCACGGTGGGCTCTACCTCGGCCTACACATTGCCTGGCAGCGTTGATCAGTTACCGCTGGACAGAATGCCGACTGCATTGGTCGTCAATACCGCAGTTCTACCGTTTCCATTCAATTGATTCATAACGCCGGAGATTCACCATGCCCTTCATCGCAATCAACAGTAGCAACAGCTTCGATGCTACCAACAGCACGCGCTACGCAACCGAGGCCGAGGCGGACAGCCGCGCGCGCGAAATCCTGAGCCAGTTTCCCACCGCCCAGGTGTTCACCGCTCAGCTGCTCAAGGACTACAGCGCCAAAGTCACCGTGACCGCCAAGGCATCTGCTGACCCGGTCAGCGAAGCAAGCGCTGATACAGCGTCGGCGTAACCGCACCGCAAGATCCCGGCCCGCCCAGTGCGGGCTTTTTGTTGCCTGGAGAAAAACGAATGTCCATCACAGCGCAGCAGTTGCTGCAGATACTCCCGAACGCCGGCCAGAGAGCCGGCGTTTTTGCACCTGTCCTGAACACGGCTATGAGCAAGTACCAGATCGTGACACCGCTGCGCATCGCGGCATTCATTGCCCAGGTCGGCCATGAGTCCGGTCAGCTGCGTTACGTGCGCGAGATATGGGGGCCGACTACGCAGCAGCTGGGGTACGAGGGCCGCAAGGACCTTGGCAACACCGTTGCGGGTGACGGCTCGAAATACCGTGGCCGTGGCCTGATCCAGGTGACGGGCAGGGCCAATTACGAAGAGTGCGGCGAAGCGCTCGGCCTGGACCTGATCGACCACCCCGAATTGCTCGAGCTGCCCCAGCACGCCGCGATGTCGGCGGCGTGGTTCTGGCACCGGGCCGCGCTCAATACGCTGGCTGATAAGGATGAGTTCCTGACCATCACCAAGCGGATCAACGGCGGTACGAACGGGCTTGCCGATCGGCAGGCGCTGTACGCCCGAGCGCTTGAGGTGCTGGCGTGAAGGTCCTGCCGTGGAAGGCAGTCGGCCTGCTGCTGATCCTGCTGGCGCTGGCCGGTGCGTTGTACGGGGCATACCTGCACGGCGTGACCGTTACCGACCTGGCCTGGAAAGCGAAGTGGGCCGAGGAAGTCAGCACCCAATCCGAAGCGGTGGCCACCACGACCACCGAGTACCGAACCGAAGAGCAACGCCGCCAGAAAGCGGCCAACCAGGTGGCGAACGATGCAAGACAAGAACAGACCGCTGCGCTTACTGATGCTGCTGTCGCTGCTGCTGCTGGCAACCGGCTGCGCGTCGAAGCCGGAAAGCTTGCTGCCACCACCAGTTGCGCCCCCGGCGATACCGGCGCTGCCAAACGAGGCAAGGCAGCCACCCGCGCCGCCATGGTGCTCTCCGACCTGCTCGGCCGGGCTGACGCGCGAGCGGGAGAGCTGGCAAAGGCTTATGACGAATCCCGAATAGCCGGCCTGGCGTGTAACCGCTTTGTTGATACGCTCCCCAAGCCCCTGATTACCTCCGAGTAACGGAACAATAAAATGGCAAATACCCAGCTGATTCAAAAGTACATGGGCCAGACGATGCTGATCATCAAGGCGAACGGCGGCAGCGTGACCGTCGAAAAGCAGGCCGGCGTTAGCTGGGTGGTGACTGACACCTTCACCAAAGACGGCGGCTACCTGCTGCAGCTCGGTAACTCTTCGACGCGCATTACACCAAACGGTGGCGCTGTCTTCGAGGTGACTCGATGAGCCTTCTGGTCAACCCAATCCCACGCCGTCAACCGATCCGGCGCGGCCTGGGCCTGCTCGGCGACAGCTTCTCGGGCAACTGCCACACCATCGCGGCGACGGCGTTTGGCACCGAGGCCTATGGCTATGCGGGCTGGATCGCGGCGCGCACCGGCCTGTTCCCGAGCTACGTCGACAACCAAGGTAAGCTCGGCGACCACACCGGGCAGTTTCTGGCCAGGCTTCCGGCCTGCATTGCGTCGTCCACTGCCGATCTGTGGCTGCTGCTGTCGCGCACCAACGACAGCACCACGGCAGGTATGAGCCTGGCCGACACGAAAGCCAACGTGATGAAGATCGTCACCGCGTTCCTGAACACGCCCGGCAAGTACCTGATCGTCGGCACTGGTACGCCGCGCTTCGGTAGCAGGGCGCTGACCGGGCAGGCGCTGGCCGATGCGATCGCTTACAAAGACTGGGTGTTGAACTACCTCAGTCAGTTCGTGCTGGTGGTGAACATCTGGGACGGCTTCACCGAGGCGATGACCGTTGAAGGCCTGCACCCGAATCTCCTGGGTGCTGAGTTCATCAGTTCGCGGGCGGTGCCGATCATCACCGCCAACTTCGAATTCCCCGGCATCCCGCTGCCCATGGACGCTGGCGATATCTACTCGGCCATTCGCCCGTTCGGCTGCCTCAATGCCAACCCGCTGCTGGCGGGCACTGGCGGCACGCTGCCGGCTGGGGTGAATGCCGCGGCCGGGTCGGTGCTGGCGGACGGATACAAGGCCGTTGGCTCTGGCCTGACCGGTATCACCACGCGCTGGTTCAAGGAGCCTGCCGCCTATGGTGAGGCGCAGTGCATCGAGCTGCGTGGCAACATGGCGGCGGCGGGCGGCTACATCTACATGCAGCCCACGGCCAACGTGGTACAGACCAATCTGGCGGCCGGCGACGTTATCGAAATGGTGTCGGCGGTCGAGATCGACGGCTCATCGCGCGGGATACTGGCCTGGGAAGCTGAGTTGACCATCACCAAGACGGTGGGCGGGGCCTCGTCCACGTTCTACTATCGGTCGATGGACAAGTACCAAGAGCAGTTCACCATGCCGGCCAGCTTTTCCGGGGCGCTGGAAACGCAGCGCGGCACGATTGACCTGAGTGAAACCGTGATCACCTCGCGCATGGGCCTGTACCTGGCAGCAGGCGTGCCGCAGGACTCGACGGTCAAGGCCGCGCAGTTCGGGATACGAAAGGTGTAAGCCCGCTTAGAGCGCTAAACCTTTTCACCCCATCTTTCCGGGCTGATTCCTTCGAGCCTCATGACCTCACGATGCTGTTCGATCACGTACTTCTGTGAGTTGATTGTCGCCCATGAATCGCAGGCATCGCGTAGCAGGTCAGATATCCGGCTGTCCGCATCCCTCAGCTTTATCCTGAGCTTGTCACGCTCGAGCGCCGCATCGTTGTGCATGTCGATGAGCTTCGTGACGTGCTTGCGATATCGGTCGACCTCGTCGCGCAGTAGTCTGTTTTCTTCCGCTACCAGATGCGCGTGCTGTTTAAGCATCTGTTCCTCGCTGGGGCAGAACGGCCAGTCTTCGGCGTAATCGATGTTCAT